TAATGTAGAAGGAACTGATATTGTTATTTGTGATGGTACATCTATAACTTGTGGTTATTGGAACGAATCTCTTAGTGTAGACCTTATTACTAAGGATAAGGATGAAGAAGAGTCTAAGTTAAAGATTAAACCTAAAGTATTTGACGCTGAAGAATTAGCACAAACTTATAACTTTAGACCTTATTCTAGAAGAAATAGATAACCTATACGAAATAGAATTAAAATGAATAATGAACAAAGAAATATTCTAAAGTCTTTAATGAAAGATATTTTAGAAAAATACAATAAGCAATCAATTACTTACGAGAAAGGAACTAACACTGTTAATGTTAATGGTGAGTCTATACTTTTACCTAAGAGTTCTGAACGTAGTATAATGTCATCGAGAAATACGTTTACAAGATAGAGAGTTTATGAGGTCTCAATTCGCTTCAGGAAGAGAACAAATATGTCCCATTACAGTTAATGTTGTATCTGGTAGTTTTACAAGTGCTGTAGCTGGTACTTATTACTTCTGGTTACAAGCTCGTAACTGTATTGGATATAACTTACCGAGTACAGTTTCTTCTTGTACTGTAGCTGCTGGACAAGGTATTGAACTTGTATTTCCTACAGATTGTTTTCGTTCTGGTGAGAATTGGGAAAGATTTGCTGTTACGGTAAACACTATCAATGATGCTAGTAATGCGAGTTTACTAATTGAAATTGATGCAACAACTTTAACTCAAGCCCCCATCACACTTCCCTACTCTATAACCCTTAGTAGTGACTCTCATCTTGATATAGAAACTTCTACGGCTACTCTTCCTACAGGGATGCCAAATGGGTTTGTTCTAGAGTACACAACGAAAGGAAATCTATACAGATACAGTAGTACTTCCGTAGCTCTTCCTAATGGTGATGATGTTATTGCTGCATCTCCTAGTGGTAATTGGTTAGCTTTTTATGAAACCAACACTTTTGATATTTATGTTAATGACACCACCTCATCTGTACTTGGTTGTGACGTAGCTATTGAAGACTTAAATGCACAATATCTAATACAGAATTATTACGGTGTAGATGGTAGTGATAGTAAGTTTAGACGTGTATGGTTATTTAATGACACAACTGTAGATGTTGCTGAAGGTGAACGTGTAGGAGTAACCATAGATTTACAAGGTGTAGATGTTAGTGCTAGTTTTACTGACTTATTAACCCTAGTGTTTGAAGGTTATGTAGAAAAAACTACTGCTGAACTTGATATTTATGAAGATGATGGTGTAACTTTACTTCCTTATGTAGGGGTATTACAGAGTTATACAGGTGGTAAAAGTAGTTCATTATCAATTCCTAAGACTCTAGGTACTAATGAGGCTTATCAATTAAAGATTTATGCTAACTTTACTAACTCAGACCTTGCTCGTAATGGACTAATTCCCGCTTACAATAGCACCATAAGTATAATTCCCTTTATTTATAGCAATAGAGGAGTACAAGTTGGTGTAGGTGCATTTACAGGAGATGCAATTCTAGGAGGAGATGACCCTAATCTTCGTCGTGTATATCCTAATGAAGGTTTAGAAGTAATTGTTGATAGCGGTAGCGGGATTGTTAAGCAGTTTTTATTTGAAAACGTTCCATCTACTACGGTAGGAGGGTTGTTAAGTAATACACAAGACCAAATTATTAGTATAGATGGGAATGGTTCTGTATTTACGTCTTTATCTCTTACAGCTAATCTAGCTCAACGTGCATTAGTTTCTACATTAAGTGGACAAAGTGCATACAGTACATTAAGTTCTGTAGGTAATGGGGATGCAAATTCTACTCTAAACATTACCGTCACATACCCTACACAAATTAGAAGTAATTATTCTGATGTTATTGCGAGTTCTACTAAAGGAACATTCTTTGCAGAGAGTATTAGGTTTTATATAAAGAGAACTAATTTAGGTGATTCTTCCATTTCCTTTCGTTATTTTGACCAAGGAGTTACCCCGTCCTTAGCCTCTGACATATATACGCTGACTTATGAAGATGGGACTACGGATACGGCGATTCCCACAAATACTCCCTATGGTCTCTATAGCCCCGTAACCCCTGTAATATCTTCTATAACAAACACAATTCCTGCTGAGAATTACACTTACGAAGTCTGCTATTGTTTCGTATACACAGGTACAAGTATTACAAACATTAGTCATTCTCCTAATGATGGCTGTATTCAAGAAATCTCTACAACTCTAACAGAAGTAATTGCTAATTCCTTACGTTATGAAGGTGCTTGGGATTCAGGTACAGCTTATGGTGCTGGTGATGTTGTATCCCATAATGGTATGTGGTGGATTGCAACAAATACGAGTACGGGGGTGACTCCTGCGGTTGGAGCAGCACAATGGACTAATTTTAGTAACGTAAGTTATAAGGTAAAAAACAGTACCAATGATACAACCCCTGGATTTCTTAGTAATAAGCTTGTAGCGGGTACAGGAATAACACTTACTACACTTAATTCAGGGGCTAACGAAAGTATAGAGATTAATGCTCCTCCAGCAATAACTGTAGAGAATGAAGGAACCCCTTTACCTCAACGTAGTAATATCAATTTTGTTGGACCGGCTGTTAACGCTACTGATGCTAGTCCAGACACCATAGTTGACATCAGAGCATATAATACATTTACGGGAAGTCCTTCTATTGTTACTCCCACCGCTACGGAACAACTTTTTGTATCCACAGACACCACTCCCAACTTGCTTTATCGCTCTACGGGCACAGGTCCAGGCAACCTATCCCCCATCGGTAGCTATCGAACTTTCACGGGAGACCCTACGTTAGTTACACCAACACATACGGGATTGCTCTATATAGCAACTGATAATAATAAACTTTACCGGGCCACAGGTACAACCTTGGGGGCATTAGTTGAGGTTTCTGGTGGAGGTTCTGGTGGAGGTGGGTCTGACATGACATACACATTGACCAGTAATGCAACACCCGCTTCCGGTGAGATTAAATTGTCTAGTCTTGATGCACTTAACTTTGGAAGTGCAGGGGGCGGATTTGGAGACACTATCAGAATTAGTGAGACTGATGGCAACGGGGTTTTTGTTGGATATGTCTTAAGCTCTGTAACACAAGGGGGTTACGTTAAGCTTACGGGACAAGACTCAGGTGCGTTCACATACGCCCGAATCTTTAGTGCTGTGGATTCAGGCTCTTACAGAACATGGGGGATTAGTCTACTTTCAGGAGGAAGTGGTGAATTTGTCCCTGGAGAAGCTGTGAGTGTTCAAATACTACCTAGCACAGCCCCTCTATATACAACCAAAAACGCCAACTTCTCACCAGGATTAAATTCCGAAAGATTTTTCGTGAATGTCTCAGGCGGATCTGTTACTGCGACTTTGCCAAATACGGGAAGCGGCCCAAACTATGATGATTCCTTGCACTACCTGTTCAAGGTCATACCGGGGAACAGTAACAACACCCTGACCTTAGCTCGTTCTGGCTCAGACTTGATTGATGGAAGTACTTCAGTTGTCTTCTATCAAGGTGAATCAGTTATAGTTCATTCTGATGGTCAAGGTAACTGGTATACCACGGGAAGAGGGCAGAGACTTGTTCAACTACAGGATGAGGGTGTAAACCAAGGTACAGCGGGACAGGCAACCATTTATAACATCACAGGGGAAGGTGCTTCAGTTAGTGTTTCGGGTAACACAGCCACAATTAATATTCCTGGTGGAGGTGGACTAACACCGGTCTATGTCACGGCCCCTACAGTTTTGGGGGTCAAAGGCAATCTGTACCAAATTGCAGGGACAACCACATTAAATCTACCAGCGGGGGCTAACGGGGACCAAATTGCCATTGTTGACCAACTTCCCAACTTTACCGCTGCCCCACTCACAATCAATCCCAACGGTGTTCAAACCATTGCAGGACAATCTTCCCTAGTTTTAGATAGCGACAATGCCTGTGTTTGGCTGGTTTTCTATGGCACGAACTGGGCTATTGTTGCCGCTGAATCTTTCACAGACTACAGTGCGGGAGGTGGAAGCGCATCTCTGACCTCGTTCAACACAATTGCTGTATCAGGGCAGTCCAATATCGTGGCTGATTCTGCAAACGATACGGTTACTTTCGTCGCAGGAAGTGGGATTTCTCTCACAACCAATGCCGCTACAGATGCTCTTACCATATCCAATACTGGGCCATTGACCAGAACGGGAGTATACAGAGAGATTTGGATTGGTGCGGGAGCCATGACCCCTAGAGCAACAAGCGGGGCCGCTATTGCTACAGTAGAGACCACGACGAATGACATTGCTTATGACACCCTAGATTTTGACGCTACGACTTCCGAGGGTGCCTGTTTTCAAATTTCAATGCCTGACTCTTGGGACCGGGGTACAATCAAGGCTCGTTTCTATTGGACCGCAACGAGTGGCAGCGGAACCGTAACATGGGCTATCAAGGGAGGGAGCCTGTCAGATGACGACCTGCTAGACACAGCTTATGGTACGGCTCAATCCGTAACTGACACCTTGATTGCAGTCAACGAAATGCACATAACTTCTGCCACAGCATCCGTGACGGTTGCGGGTTCACCGGCATTACAAGACTGGATTTATTTTGAAGTAAGTCGAGATATAGCTGATACCTTGGCAGTGGATGCACGGCTCATTGGGGTCAAAATCCAATACCTAGAACTCACGACAGAGCCGACAGGGTGGTAAAAGATGAATCCATATTTATTACATCGAAGAAAAGCCTTTAGACAAACAGGAGATCCTTTTTGGGCCAACGTGGTTTTTCTGCAAAACTTCCAGGGCACAAATGGCTCCAAGCCCGCTACAGAGCAAGGCCCACTAGCCCTTCCCATAACCTGGAATGGGGACGCTGTAATTAGTACGGCGCAGAGTCCTTTTGCGGGTGGGAGTAGCCTCGCGCTGGATGGGACAGGAGATTCAATCCAGTCCCCCGACTCGGAAGCATTTAATCTTTCTGGGGATTTTACTGCGGAATTTTGGCTTTATCCCTCAGCGAACCCTAGCGTTGTCTACCTGCTGGGTCAGACAGTGGCAAACACGTATGCCCCAGTATTACCTTTTGTCGCCAGTGGTGGGCTAGGAATTGCAGCATCCGCCACTGGTTCTAGCTGGTTCATCAACAACTTTGCGACCGGTGCTCCCTCCCTAGCACTGAGTACATGGGTATATATTGCATTTACCCGATCTGGGAATTCGTGGCGATGCTGGATTGGGGTCTCTGGAGCAACAACACAGTACCTGATAGGCACGGGCACATATTCAGGCACACCCTACAACAGCACACTCCCCCTGATTTTGGGAGGTGCAAATTCTCTTTACTATTTTCAAGGGTATATCGGCCCAGTCCGTATTACCAAGGGCGTTGCCCGCAATGTTTCCATTGTCCCCACAGCACCATTCCCCACTGGACCCTAACCCATGGCAACCCTAACTTCTCTTTACACTCGAATCGACTCTTTCCCTGTCGCAACCATCTCGACAAGCACCACGCTCTCTAGCACTAACTCCTATCGTTACAGGCTGAATGCAACTGGGGGGAATATAGTTCTTACCCTTCCTCTTGCTGCATCATCTGCGACCATCCTGCATACATTAAAACGGATTGACAACGCTGCCAATACAGTTACTGTTGTTAGATCGGGATCAGACCTAATTGATGGGGAAACCTCCTTTACGCTTCAGCCCTATGAAGCTGTTATTGTTGAGGCCGATGGTGTTTCTAACTGGTTCATTTCATAGGAGATTTATTTATGGCTTTATTGCGACGAGTTAATACTTATAATGGCTTTGATTCTTGGAGGGCGCTTTATGAGGGCCAACTAGATGGGAAGATTTTCCAAAGCTTCAACATCCCTGCAAGACGCTCCGCATTTTCTACCACTACTGAGCTTGAAGATATTGCAGAATACCTAACTACGCCAAGCATTCCTGAACCCACAGGAGCACAATCCTGGGAAGTCGTGAGCAGTTCTGCTAATGATGCGGCTGCGGGAACGGGAACAAGGACCGTAGAGGTGCATTATCTGGATAATTCCTGGCTGTCACAAACGGCAACGGTTACGCTCAACGGAACAACACCCGTAGCTATTGCAGCTATGGCCAATTGTCGGGCAATCAACTGGCTGCACAGTAAAACCGTAGGAAGTGGGGGCAAGGCTGCGGGGAATATTGACCTTCGAGTTGCAGGGGGTGGGGCAATCCATGAGCGTATTACAGCAGGCGGAAACCAAAGTCTATCAAGCTTGTTCACCGTGCCTGAGGGCTACTATGCCGTAGTCGATAGATGGGGCGCTGGAGTCTCCACAAACCACAGCCAAGACTTTCGATTGCGAGCTACCTGTGAACGTGATTCGAGAGATTTGCTCGATGGGGTGCCCCCGGTGTACCTGTTTCAAGACCAAATCGTGCTAGACAATGCTACTCATAGCAGAGAAATTTCACCTTTACTGTTCAAGCCACGGACCCGAATCAAAGTATCCGCAATCTCTGGTAGCCTAGCCGCTATTGCTAACTCAAGTTTTAACATTCATTTGGTACAGATTTAATTACTATGACCTTAAATGCAAAAGAAGCTTTTCATATTCTTACACCACAAGATAAAAGTAATATGTTAGGAGAAACATCCTCTTTTCTTTCGTGGTGTAGCTCACAGTATACAAATATTGCAGTAGATACAACTTGGTTAGATAGTGTATTAGGAGGTTGTCAACCTAAAGATAACTACACACTCTATAGTGTATTTCTCTCTGTGTTTAATGAAAGAAATGATGAAGTTAAAACCAACCTAATCAATCTATATACAGTTACAGGAATACTTACTGAATCTACTAAAAATAATCTACTTAGTAATTTAGCTAACTAGGTATTCTGGTTTACGGAGAATAGTAAGAGAAAGTTAACACCTCAGGTGGATTATCTACAGATTCTGGATCACTCCCAAATTTTGAATTAGCCCAAGCTTGAATCCGTTGCTGGTACTCACGGTCTGGCACTAGGTCACAGGTAGGGTTAGTACTGGAGACCCGATAGCCTTCGATAGTGAGGGGATCCCCAGAGATGATGCTGTCATTGATTATGCCGAACGTGGGGGGGTCGTAGGCTTTGCGTCGGGTTGGTAGATAGTTGAGTAATCGGTCAGTCTGATAATCGTTCAGGCACTCATCAGGGGACACCGGAGGGGTAACCGTTGCCCCCCATTCCAGGTTTACGCTCTTGGGATTATCCCGGAAGTCCTCAAGGGTGACAGGATCAGGGCTGAAGACCAAATCCTCTAAGGCTTGACCTTCGGCATACTGTGAGGTTCCATCGTCGTAGTAGCGACGAGCATATATTTTACGGCGTTGGATGTTCTTCTTGCCGTAAAATCCGTAGATTCGCTCCTCTAGGTAGCTAGGGCCATCTGTTCTGACTTCCTCTGTGGGGTATCCAGCAGACCCTGATGGAGTTTCATAAACAATTACCCACGTAATCCACCCCTGAGAGTCTATGTATGACCATGACCGACCCCATTGACGATCACACAATATTTCAACATCGGACAGGCTGATACTGGCGCTAGCACTGGCATCAATAATTAGGGTTGCGGCTGAATCGAGACTAGACAGAGCGTGGATCCTGAATTCGTCAACATAAGGCGCGGTATCTGAACTTTGCCCTGTAAACGCAAAATCGAATGATGACCCCCCGATCGTGTTTACTCCATCAAAGAAAGCACCTACGTCAGTTTGACTTTCAAAAGGAATCAGTTCAATAGCAGACCCTCCATTATTCTCGGACGATATTGCAAAAGACCGTGATGCACTAACAGACCCCCTAAGTGCTAGCCCGCTGAACGTTGCTGAGTAAGTGGCCTCTATAAACCACCCTGTCGTATCAGTGCCCATAGATGCGCTCGTAGATATCGAGACTGAATTACCCGTTTGATTGAATGTTGCTGAGCCAGTAGGGGGAGGACCAACGGGGAAGATGCTACCAATACTAACTCCCCCAACAAACTCTAGCGTCCCCAAGTCTCTCCATTCCAAAGGTATTGACGTGGCCAGTGTGTATTTGCCATCAATTAGTAGATAAATTTCAATATCATTTAGGAGTTCAGGGTTTTGTTCATAGTACGGGTTGAATGTAGGGGTCACCATCTCATCCCGTCTGATACTAGGCACATACCGATACAGCAATCCCACAGAAGGCACTATGTTTCGTCGTACAGGCTCTGGAGCAATATACTTCCTTGTAAATGTTCTTTCGTTAAGTACGGGATTAAACTCTTCTCTCACCCCATAGTACGTACCATTCTTGGTATCTCTAAATACCCATACTTTATTTCCTGGATATATGTCACATAAAGCTGTAACTGATAAACCTTGATAACGAAAGGAATTATTAGCTTTACATCCTACCGTAGCATTTATAACTAAATTATCATTGGTATTTTTAATTAAAGGTTCAATCAGGCTTCGTAGTAGGTTTCTCTGTTCAGTATTCACTTAAATATCTATAGAGTTATAATGTCTGAAGATATCATACAGTAAAAACAATTATGTCAACTAGAAATATGGATAATTCTGAGACTAACAGACCCTCTTATAGTGCTGAAGAAAGAGAGAAGCAAGGAATTAGACTACGAGAATTCAAACCTTCTATCCCTGTACCTCATGAAGGTCAACGTACTCGAACTATTAATAGGCTTACTCAAAACTTTCTACAAGAGTTATTTAATAATGATCGAGACCTTCCTAAATATATTGAAGCAGCTAAGACCGACTCCTATATCCGTAGTTGTCAAGAACTTAAGTGTTTACGTTTAGCAAATAAGATTGGAAAGTATACCCATAGTGATGCTTCCATACAAGCTTGGGTTAGAAGTAATTTTGATAACATTAACGGTCGTCTACACCATATTGTAGGTAGATTAGGTTCAGCTATGGCCTACGGATTCTCTAATGCAGAGATTATCTTTAGTGCTAAGATTCCTGGACATAAAGGGCAATGGAGACTTAAGGGTCTTAACGTACTCGATCAAACTAGAACTACTTTTGAAGGTCTTGATGGTGAAGTCAAATATCTGGTCTATAGAGATGGTAAGAATGTAAAAACTCGTGTCCCTTATGAGAGTTGTTTACATCTAGTAAATGGGTATTCGTCTAATATATATAATTCAGACTTCGTATTTGGTGACCCTGAAGCTAAAACTGCGTATAAATATTATCTAGCTAAACAAGCTATTCTTGCTGAGATGATGATTGCAGCTAAGAATAATGCTACAGGGATATTGCTAGGGAAAGTTGATAGTAATGAATGGGTTGAGATGACTGATGCTCAAGGTAAACCTATTGTAGGTAATGATGGTCAAAGTAAGACTGAACCGGCTGCAATGAACTTACTAAGACAACTTATTGCTACTGAGAATAATTCTGTAATTGTTACTGATAATAAGAACAATGTAACTCCACTAATCATGCCTACAAGTGAAGGTTTCTGGAATATGAGTATTGAAATTCTAAATAAGCATATTCAAAGAGCCTACGGTATCCCATCTCTTATGTTTGAGGAAGGAAGTAGCAGTATGGGTATGAATAGTTTAGGAAAACAACATAGTACGGTACTGGATGCACAGATTGAAAGTTTAGTACAACAACTACAGGACCAACTAATTGAAAAGATAGTACGTCCCCTATTGGTATATAACTTTGGAATTAAGGATGACTTTGGTGAATTTCAATCAGACAGAACATTAGACCCTGAAGTAGCAAATATTCGCATTCAGAGTCTAATTTCTGCTATGTCTGCTCAGGTTATCCCTACAACTAACCTTAATGTAATCAATAGCTTGTTATCTCTGCTAGATGTTCCTACACTAACAGAAACAGATTGGGCTTATCAAGTACAAAGAGATATTGCTAAACAGACTATGGTTAACCAAGCTATGTATGGGCAAATGTAAGACACTACATGTATTACAAACAAATCTCTACAGAGGCATCCTCTTTCGTTAGAACAACGCTAGAGCCTTGGAAGGTTAACATAGTGGTCCAATAATAAGAACACCCATTGATTTGAGCGTCATTAGGAATCCATTGGCCTCCACTAACTGTATGTGTATTGGTTACACAATAATTATTATCGTTAGCTGTACCTGAGCTAAAAGTTGCTGTATTGTTAGACTTAAGAGATAGAGGAATTGCCATAGAAGCATCTAGAGTTGTAATATCAGAAGGACAAGAACCCTCAGTTGTAGGTACAGCTACAAAAGGATGTCCTACAGCACTTACAATCTGACCTTCATTTCCAACTACAGCAACTTCAATAGTAAACTCAGCTTTATTTACAGGGGGAGTAAATTCTGTACTTCCCGATGGTGTACTATCATAGTTCTCATATCGATCATCCTCACAAGACACTAGAAAACTTGATAGACCAATCAAACTAAGACTAAGCACAGTATTTTTAATCTTCATATTTTTAATCCTTAATATACAGGAACATAATCCCGACTAGACAAAGAGCAACTAAAACCAATTGAGCGATTTCGGTAGCTACTAATACATTATCGCTCATAAACACAGATGTACGTTCTAGAGAACCATATAGGAACCCTAGAAGTAAGGAAGTCTTAATAAACCACTGTAAATTGTTAATCATCCTCATCCTCTATAGAATACTGGTATTGGTCTAATGCTCGTTCAAAAGGGTCATACCCTATTAGTGTTGTACTTTGAAAAGTCTTAAGAAGCTTATCAATTAGTTCTTCATCTTCACTAACTAGGGTTACGTGTTCAAACCAGTCAACATCAAACTCAGAGTGCTTACCCAGACATTCAGAAAATCCAATTGTAGGATAAATTTCATTAGCTCTATCTAAATCTTCTTTACTAACAATAAATAACCCACTAAGAGTTCCAAACCTAGAAACATTGTATTCAAACTTATAAAGCCCTAACATTAAATAACCTCTGCTAAACGTTCCTTAAATTCTTCTGTCTTAAGATTAACAATCTGATTCATAACATATCTATCCGTAATAGATTTCCGATGTCTACTCGTAGTGTTACTAATCTTAGTGTCTAAAACATAAAGAATTTGTTCATCTCGCTTAAAGAAAGCAATACAAGTTTCATAACTCATATACAAGAGACAACGATTAAGCTTAATCTGTACTGCCTTATAATCATTATCCTTGTAATAACAAGAGCTTAACTCTAACATCATAATCAAATATAATCCTCTATTTAATCCTCTAGTACAAAAACTTTATAGTCTGGGGTCGATGTAATTGTAAAGTTTATAATATCTAACTCTTCTGCTTGTGATGTTGCTACACTTTGACGATTAGTGTTACAACGAAAGGAAAGTTTCTTATCAATATCATTAATGTAAAGCATTACTTACACCTCTTATTTAGATTTATTCTGAAAATACAATTTCCACAAATGATTCTGCATCTGTTCATAACCAGACATAATTTCTTTATACTTAAGTATTAAATCATCATCTAACTCAGCAATTACCCCTGGGATATGTTCTTCTATGTCTGAACCCCAGAAATCAGTATAAACAGAATTTGTATCAAAATCATAATCATCTTTGTCATTTATAAAGATATGGATTTTACTCATAAAAATCTCTTTTAGCTTGAAATAGAAAAGATTGCATATCACTATATTCTTTCGTGATTTGTCGATACTTTTCTAATAACTCATCACTAACATTAACACTCACACTTCCATGTAAGTCTTCATCATAAGGAACACCCCATTCTTTCTCAAAGTCTTCCGCTGTCTCAAAATAACAGTAGACAGCATCACTCTCATGAATATAGATTTTAGGCATCAAATTCAATCCTTCCAATAAACCTCGTACATTTCCTCTTGCAATTGTTTCCACAGGCTAAAAACTTCTTGCCATTTAGCTAATTGTTCTTTAGCCACATGAACATATTTAGTTTCTAGAGTACAACTAATATTTACGGGGTCTGGGCTAGGGATAAATTCTCCTAGTGTATAGTACCCATCTAATAAAGAGTCACTGTCACTGGTATATCGACGAATAGATACAAAATCATCAAACATAGGATTTACCCAACTAAATGTTTATCATCTTGAAATTCAATAATAAACTCTCTAATTACACCCCATAAAGACCTACCCACGTACATATACCCTTTGTGGTACATAACATATATAGGAAAGCGAGATATAACTAGAGAGTCGTCATAATGAAGTTCTACATTAAGCAAACAACGTAGCAAGAAACTTAGCGGCTTGCTGACGATAAGCTGTATGTCCACCATCATTACTTCTTAACTTATATGTATAATACTGTTTGCTAATCGGGCCTGAAATGTAGATTGGTGTATGGAATCCCATAGGATAAGAGTATAAATTACTGGGATTAACGAAAGAATATACATGAGCTAACACCTCTTCAATATAATTATTAAACTTAGTATCTACCTTATCATTAACTACAGAGATACCAATATCAATACCTAGTTCAAATAATTGTTCTTTATTACAACCATATTCAATAAAGGGAATGTAGCGTAATAGGGAACGATGACGATTCCAATCTCTAATCTGTCCTAAGTCTAGAATTGTTGCCATGTAGTTAGTGCTAAGGGGATTAGCATATAACTCGATGATTCCAGGGACTACATCATAGTGGTGAGGGTAATATGATTGTACTAATTCCAGTAACCCATCTCTATTATGGTCATCCAATCGATACCGTTTGCTTAGTTCTTCAGTAAAAGCTACGTCTTTCTTATAGTCATGAGGTTCAGTATGACGAACAAGATTAGCTCCTGGAGGACTAACACCCTCAATTTCTTTCGTCAGTAATTCTTCAATAAGATTTCCAATACTTACGAATTCCTCTAGCTCATCATAACCTTTGAGAAGACTAATAAGCATAGCCCACTCACGTAGGTTAGTGCTAATCCACAAAGAGGTACGAGTACCCATAAGAAGTAGATATCTAATAGAATCATAAGCATCTTTACCATAGGGTTTGGCTCGTTCCAGTACTTCTCTATAGAAGTCTGTATCAGATTTAGTTCCGATAAGACCTTCTGTATCCATTTTTTGATATCTTGTACTTCGTTGTGAAGCCCCATAAGTATTAATTTTATTTAACATAAACATAGCTAGTAGCTCACTCACTCCTTCAAAGGAGATACCAACTTGAGCAAACTCAGCTACTGAAGAATGCCCGTAGTCAATAGCAATCTTACTTGCTCTCTCAGACATAGATACACTCTTGTCTACAATCTCGTCTATAATTCCAAGTACATTCTTATCAGAACGTGAATATCGTGCGGCTACAAAACAGAAATCCTCACCTGTAAGACCTTCATTTTCATTCTTTGGGGTAAAAAATCTCTGAACTCTCTGATTACTTTCGTTCTCTAAACCAACGATACTTAGATTGGGATAAGAAGTCTCAATTACAAAACTTTTCATTATTAGGTATATGTATGTGTAGGTGTTTGATGTAGATGCACCTTGACTTTAAGGAACTATAAAATCTTCTGGATTAGACTTAAAGAAATCACTTAACTCTACAATAGGGGTTTTCCTATCTTTAGCCCAATATCCTTCACATACTCTCTCAAAATCTATATTGTAGAACTTCCGGTATTCTGAACCAAAAGTATAGGTAACCTGTAAGCCTAAGTAATTCTCACAAAAAATTGTAGTGATATCAAAAATCTCTGCTTTAGTAATAATTGGCTTACGGTTAAGTAGTACGGATACCCACCATTCAGACCCTACGGTAAAGTAGTCGGGAACGTCATCAATGTAGATAAGAGATTCAATATGTTTAATTGCCTCTTCTTTACTTTCAAAAGCGACTTCAGTATAACTATCCCCTAATGCATATACCCAATAGTCTTCTTCATATTGACATAAAGTAAAGTCTCTATTGTTAGACACGAAAGGTTCAGTATAGATAATCTTTTCCCCACGGGCACCATACCTATTCATAGCGAATAAATTCCTCTGGCTTCAGTTTTGATAACTTTTTCCTTATTCTTATTAGACATCAATGAAATCCTCAATATTTTTTCGTAAAATCTCGGTTACATCATTTCCATATGCAGTTCTTGCACTATAGTCTTCACCATATTTGTCTACCCAGCTAATAAGGTTACCTAGATATAAGTGATAAACTTCATCATCGTCTTCTTCCCACGTATGCCAAGGTACTACGTTAGTAACAGTAACCTTAACAATTTTATTTAAGTTCTTACGATGTGTGTAATAGTACCACTCTGACCCTACTTGATAAGGATGGTCTACAGGGAGTCGTTTATCAATTACATTCTGACTAGCTTGTTGTGCTGATTCTTCTGTTAGAAATTCATAATCAAGAAGTTCACCATCAATAACTAATTGGTACCCATCTATAATTTCACTAATATTTTCTACATTACCAATAATTGTTTTAATCTGTTTCTTAATACTAACAATTTCAATATCTATATAATCTCTAACAATCTCAATACACATATACCTTTACAACTTAAGGGTTAAGAATTAAAGCTAAACCAATTACAGGAACAATAATTAAGCTCGTAAGAGTTAAAGCGGCTAATAATAGCTTAAGAAATAGCCAGTTATCTTGTTTATTTATCATTACTTTACTATCTTGTTTATTCATTACCAAATTCCTTAATTTCTTTTTTCAAATTAGTTCTAATTTCATCATTAATAGAAGTAAGAGAATAGCTACAACCCTCTTTATCTTTAACCACAATTAGCTTACATAGGAATATCGGGTCTATGTTATCGTGTAACATGCCATCAGATTCTAGAATCCAAACATTTTCAGTAACTTTTACATGAATAGTTTGTTGGCCATAGTAACGCATATACCATTTAGAGCCTAACGTATATTCCTCATAAGTATCACTATCTACTGTGACATTATCAACAGCATACTGTGCATCTTCTAAATTCTTAAAGGTATATATAACATCTTCTTCTCCATCATCTAATCCTAGACCATAGAGAACGGAACGTGTAGTTGTCTTAAGATGCTTAAAATCTATACTTTCAAACTCATACAACTGAGTACTATCTACAATCTTATATAGCTTAACTTTAGGAATCTCATTTACACTCATTAGTTAGTACCTCTATTGCTAAACGTTTAATTGTACCTTTACTTTCGTTGTTTCTAGCTAACTTAATAGCATTTTCTGTACCCTTACTTTGTCCATCCCATACAGCAATAAAGTAATTGCATAAGTTAACTAGGACTTGATTCCTTTGCATACCAGCACTTCTACCAAGTTCATTCCACTTTGCAGCTACGGGCACATACATATACTCATTAGCTTCTGCATATTCTCTTAGTACAGCATCCACCCCTGTACTACAGTCTCCTCCGATAATATATCTCTTAGTAGCTTGTGTATTAAGATTTACTAAATATTTATCTAAAATAGAATAAATCTTATCTTTATCCTTAATAGTTCTAGAACCTGAAATACAGACTCTAGGAGAATTAGCAAATTCTAAATAAGTATCACAATGACAAGGTTGTGGATTACACCAACATGAGAAACCATTAGTTTGGAAAGCTTTACCTAACAACGAAAGATAATTATATCTATCACAGGGCTTATATTTAGAGCTTAATAGAGAAGAATCAACCTCGATAGAACTTCCTAATAAGATAGCTCTAAAGTACTGATTATGTAAGTTAATAACCTTAGCTCTATTCTCTTCTGTATCTCTAGTTAATTTATAAGGATTACCTAAAGAACTACCTCTATCACATCTAAATCCTAAGATAGAATCCTTGTTTCTAAGATTAAAAACTTTATACTCTACCATAAACTATCAATTTCCATATCATAGGCTACCAATTTCCTAGTAAACAAGATTTAGGAGGTTTAACTCTGCTCTTACTCTCTTTATTACGTCTTCCACAAAGGTCACATTTCTTATTATTCTCTACATAACATCTATCACAATAAGAACAAAATCCTTGATATCTACTTCTAGAAGATAGTTTATATTTATAACGATTACGCATAAGTAAATAATTTCTCACTAGCTTTCTTATACTTACCCTCTTTCTTATTTACCCAAGTGTCAATTTCTCTTTCGTAAATACAGGTAAAATCATCGGGTGCTTCATATTCACTAACGAAGACTTTACAGGGTAGGTTTCTACACCAATCCCAGAACTCATCATGATTAAACTTAGCTATCTTACTGTATTGAGTTGTGTTCTTATAAGGTGGGTCACAATACACAATTGCATTGGAAGGAATAACTAAATCTTTATAATCACAACAAATTAAATCACTTCCTTGTAGTAAAGGAGATTGTTTAACCGCACTATTATATGCTTCGGTAACGTAATCTCTATTGGATTTATTCCTAGCCCATCCCCCTAAAAACTTAGCACCATAACTATAAGTAAATGAAGCAAAACCCTTATGAGGATAAGCATCACTATGTCTAAGCTTTCTATAGTCTTCCTCAGTAAACTCTAAGTTATTCTTAGGAAGTTCATTAACATAATCTCTTATAGAGATAAGAGCTTGGATTGTATAAGGATTAGCATCAGAACCAAGTCTAGGATTAGCTACTTGACTAAATACATTAGCCCCTCCTACAAATGGTTCTACCCATACATCATCAGGTTGTCTATAAGCTAGCATTAGTGGAACTATGTCCTTAACTAATCTAGACTTACTTCCCATATATTTCATACCTGATACTAGTCTTTATAATTTCTAATAATCACATCATTAACCTTAACTCTACTCTCTTTAGTAGCACCAACACAACGAAAGGAAGATAAGTCAATAATCTCATAATCTCTATATAGTTCTCGTATTAAATCAGTTCCTGAGTTAGTCATTAACCATTTAGCTTTATTTAGACTATGGTTTATCCAATTAAATAATTGAACTTGATCAAATACAGAATCATTCCAGTAAGAGTTAAAGGTTTGGTCATAAGGAGGGTCTAGGTAGAAGAAGCTACTACTAAGGTCAAACTCTGTATCTACTTGACTATAGCTTGTATTTGTTATTACTAAGTCTACGGAGTTTAGATAATTATGAATTTTTACTAAGTTATTTACTATAGGGTCAATGTTAGGGGATTGTTTACCGTAAGGAACATTAAACTTACCTTGTTTATTAAATCTACAGAGACCGTTATAACCAAAGTTTAAGAGATAAATAAATCTAGCAGATTGTTCTGCTAACTTAGGAAATATATTCTCTTCTAGAGAATTATCTAAACTTCCATACTTATTAAAGATATCTCTCTGTTTATAATATTCTTCCTCTGTATTAGATAAAAGAAAGAGACAATCTAACTCATATAGCATTATATGAAGTAGTTCTTTATTCCTTAAGCATCTCCACAGTAGGTTAACAAAAGAGTTAATGTCATTGAGATAGATATGGTTTGTTGGTTTATATGCAAGAAGTAAACTACCCATGCCTACAAAGGGTTCATAATAGTTTGTAGGCATAGTAGAAGGGAAGTACCTAATAATGTTGGTAGCTTCCCTTGATTTACCTCCTGTCCATTTACAGGGGGCTTTCATTGTTATTTGTCTTTAGGTTTAGGTTTAGGGTCTTTAGGTCCGGGTTTCCATTTATCATCCCGCTTAATAGGTTTACTCTGATCGTCTTTATCTTTCATAGTTAACATCCTATGTACTCCTATATCAATATGCCTCTATCGTCCACTTCCACGATGTTCAAAATTATTAACTTCGTTATAGTTCATCATTTTTAACCTCATATACTTTGTAAATTGGAACACCATTAGCTTCATTCAATAAATCACATAAATCCATAGCCTCTTTATAACTTGTATAGAAAGGCTTACATTTGTCTCTAATACCAGCTACATCCCAACGTGGACCTGTATAAGATGTATCTGACAGACGAAAGGATTTACGAATATGAAATACCCCCTCTCTATCAAAAACATCAGGTGCCATAGCCGGTAGATTAATTCCATACTGATGCTTACTTAAAGCCATAGCATAAGCTTCATCATAGGATGAAGCTAATATCTGATAGTGAGGCTTATTAGGGTCATCTTCTCTAGATGACTTAACTCGAAAATAATGAGGATTATCTTCAAGGTATATACTAAAGACTTTCATAATTAGTATCTTGCATAACAGATACAAGGGCTATCATCCCAGTGAGAACAATAAGGACATTGTAGGTAAGAGTGATTAAACTCATCCCACTCTACATTCTCACTGTAGTCTTCTTGCCAAGCTAACATTTTCTCTAAGCTGTATGCACAATCTTTTTCTTCTTCTGTTAAAAGAAGAAGATTATCACTTAGAATATCAGACTTAAGTTTAGATATTTTCATCTTTCAAACCGGGTAAAACCTCAACATAATAACCTTCTCTAATAAAGAAATCTAAAATTTCTTTAGCCTTATCATAATCATCAAAGTAGTCAGTATATTCATCCCCAATACCTAAGTCTTTCCAATAATATTCACCTATTGGTGTTGGAAATTTATACTTTTTAGAAATAAACCAAACAATGTCAGGGTTTCCAGGTTTCCAAGTCATATTAAAAATCGTAAAGTAATTTAGTGCCGACAAAATAAGGAGCTATAGTCTTATCTGCTGTAAGATTTAGTTGCTTACACATCTCTTCAGCTTCTGTCTCTAGTTCATAATAAGGTTCACATAATCCTAATTCCCAGGGTTTAGTTGCATCTTTACTTAAAACTACAAATACAGATGTTGCATTATTAAATCTTCCAACATAGTGCAATTCCTACAGAGTCACTTTCATGATTACTACTAAATACAGAGGGAATGTTATTTACTGATAATCTGATTGAGTCTTCTAATTCTTCTTTCGTTGCTTTACCGTTACCACAAACTAACTTCTTAACTTGTGTAGGTCCAACTTCTTGATACTCTAATTTAGACTTAGCACTAAGGTAACAGAATAAGCCACAAGGATAATAGAGGTTAACCTTAGGTATATTAGGCTTTTCTATAATCACACCATTAACTTTGTTCTTATCTATATAAGTCTTAAAGATAGATTCTAACTTAACTAATCTATCCCCTAATGATGTTTTATTATCAAGCTTAACCGTACTAGAGTGTATAAGTTCTTTATTAGATAACTCTAGTACAGCAAACCCTAGATTCACAGTACCTATATCAATTCCCAGTATTCTCATTATGTATATTAATAACTCTGTAAGGTATTATAACCTCATAATGTGAGTTATTATCAGCACTAAAGAATACCAAAGAATCGTAATACATAGATAAGGCTTTACTTGCCTTAAAGTTATACAGACACTTATCTAATTCTTTTTGACTAAAATACAAATCCCGCTCAAGTACTATATCAATATTGGCATATTCAATAACTTGGCTATCTTGAATATACCCAATACTCCCAGTCTCGGTAAGAACTAGAGTATCAGAGAAAGACTTAGCCGTATTGATAATACTATAGAATTCTTTACCTGAACCAAGTTCAACTTTCGTACATTGTTCAATACTGTTAAATAACTCTAAGATAAGCTTTTGTGTCTCATCCAAACTATCTTGTACACCATTGATAAAGATAAAACTTGGACGTTCAATGTTATCAAAGAATTTAACATTATCTTCTAACGAAAGAAAAAAGAAGTCTGTAAGCTTATTCAGTCCATTAATTAGAGAAGCTTTAAGTTCAAAGGAATAACAGAACTCTTCATCTGCTAGTCCTAATTTAGAAAAGCCACAAGCTATATCAGAGAAACCTACTAAATAGGAAGAAGTTAGATAAGCCTTACCATAATTACGACTAAGGTTATACAGATTAGTTAGAGCTTGAGGAGAAAGGATAATCTTACTACTCTCAGAAGAAATGTTGGTAATTGTTATCTCTGTATTCTCTATAGTCTCTAATGCTAACTGATACCCTGTACCTTGACACTCAACATATAAGCCTCCTTGTAAGGTCTCTTCATCTACAAATAGATAAGAATTACCTTTAGGAGTTTTAGTATCCTTAGCCTTAATTAGCATCTGGCTATCAAGGATAAAGGTACAAGATTCGTAAGTGTTATCAAGAACACCATTAGTATTGTCCTGATAATAAATAAAACATAATGTGTTATTACCAAAGACAAACTTATCAGGATAGAACGAAAGAAATAATTTATCCTCTTTGCAATGATTAAGTAGCTTAATCTGACTAACAAAGACCTTTGTATCTAGAACACTTAAGAACATATGACCTCTTAACTAAAATATCTCACTATAGAACTTGTAAAATAGCTAACAGATAGCTACGTAGAATATTAGCTTGTTGATTAGGAATCTCTCTATCTAGTAATTCAAATTCACTACGCACAGTCATATAGCCATTATCTTTCGTTAGTTTATTGAAGTCTCTTACACAAGAGGACTGAAGAATATCACTACCATAGATAAAGAACCAAACATCGTTAATCTTAGTACCACACAAAGTATTATTCACATATAAGTGGGTAAGATTATCAACTTGTAGAACTAAACACTTCTTAGTTAGTTCTAAGTCTAAAACTTTAGGAATAGTAGGAGCTAGAAGAGAAGTAGAGTCATCATAAGTGTAATTAATGTTCTGATAATACGTAACATTCGTATAATCACTAATATTAGGGTGGTCTGGAAATAAATTAAAATGTTCTTCCGCATCCTTAAGGATAAAGGTGTTATCTACATAAGGCATAGAAGTATAATGATACTTCTCTTCATACTCTGACTCTTGTAATTCAACAATGAATAAGTCAGTAGCAATATGAAGATAAGGATAGTAATATTCTGGGTATTTGCTAAAGCTTAAGTATAAGCCTCCGCCATCTCTAAGTCTAGAGTTAATACTGGCTTTAAGCTCATAGTCGTTACTAACCCAATTTCCAATTTCTTCTTTATTAAATCCTAAAAAGAGATGTTGATTTTCATCGGTAATCTCAGAGCTAATCCAGTAAGCATTAGGGAAAATGTGATTCTTAGGCTTAACGAATTCCTTTGTGTTAGAATCAACATAAAATACTAAAGATAAATCAAATACAGGGAGGGAAGGTAATTTGAAAGTCATAATGGATAACGAAACTACATTTATTGACAAGAATAATAAGCTCTGGTTTCTACAAGATATAGTAGAGACCAGAAGCCTATTGTCTAACAGTTGTGAAACTAGAGTATTTCTAATTGATAGTCAAGGGAGTACAAAACATATTAAGCTTAAGACTTTAGAAAAAGACTATAAACAAATACTTTGCCCTCATCATCTTGACTATATTCTTAGACTCGACTCTCTTTTAGAAAATCCCGCTTAGGAAATAACAGATGACCTAAGTAATGCTTAAGTTCATCTTCTGTTGTAAAGTTATTCTCAATCTCATACACCTTAATACCATTATCCTTAAGGTATTTCAGATTATCTTGAAGATTAATATCACTAGGTTTAGCGTATTCCGTATCTCTAGTGAAATATAATACTTCTACTTCATTCTTGTAATAACCACTATAGTTTGCATCAAAGTTATTAAAATCAACAAGAAGTTCAACCTCTTCTTTCTTTCGTACTCCGTGAATAGCTAAATGATTAACACCGTAATCCTTAACCTTAAAGTATGCCTCTAGTTTACGTTTCAAATATCTACTAGAAAAGAATGGGTCTACTTCTTCACGAAACAAATACTCTTTAACCATTAAGTCTTGATAAGTAGGACTATGGCCATCATTCCATATCATAGGCATACCATCTAAACCTAATACAAGTTGATGTTTCTTATTTTGGTCATCTAAGAACCCTAGCTGTAACCCATATACTTTTTCTAGAAATCGTTTTCCTTCATCAAAAGGGTGGATAATTTCTAGAACAGCACAAACTAAGTCATGCTTACACATTTTATCAAGTAGGTTTGCCGCCGTAGTCTTCCCTGATGCTGATAAACCAAGAAAAAGATAAATCATATATCACAAATCACACTTTGCTGTTTTGTTACTTCTACAATCCCAATACTTAACATGCTTAAGTCTAGGATGTGAAAACGAAAGAATAGAGACACTTAATAAAGCAGAACTAATTTTAATGCCAGGAAATAATTTCTTAAGACAAGGATAATACTCAGATTGTAAGATTCTTTCTTTCTCAATCTCTGTTAACCCCTCACTATAGAGCAAGCATAAACAATCCCACAGAAATTTCTTTCTATCAGAATATCTCTGTGGGACGGCATCAAACATCTGGTTATTAAGTGTATTAACTTGTTTAATTAACCAGAGATAGGACATTTTTATACTGTTCCCGTAGAACCAAAACCACCTGTACGGTCTTTCACCGTAACCTCACCTTGTACAAAATTAGGATTTAGAGAGAAGCCAAATTCAACTTGAGCTACTTTATGCCCATCATACAGACGAATAACACGAGTACTCGTATTTCGTGCCCACATAATCCACTCATTAGGATAAGTGGAATCAATAACACCTACACTATTTTGTAACTGTAAACCCTTAATAATAGCTGTACTAGACCGGACATACATCTTAGCCCCTAAAGTTACCGGCATATAGGAAAGTTCGGTATCATCAAGCGTTACCTTATAGGGTACATACACAGTACAGGGAGATAATTGAGCTTTGAAACCCAAAGGAATCTGTACATGATGATTAGGAGCAATATCAATATATAACTGGTCATCTTTATCACGAAAGGGAACAACATGCATAGTTCCCGCATTATCAGGTTTATCCCCAACAATAAACTCTAGCTTTCTTCCCGCTGTAAGACTTGCAAATACGTCATAGCAATAATCACTATCATGTGCTTTAGTAGGAACCTTAGCTGTTTCTGTTACTAGTTCGTAGGTAAAATTAATCATTCTTATTCTCTGTATTGTTTTTAGTTGGGTCAAACACTGGGTTATATGTGTTTGTCCATTCCCTCATAGGTGATTGAGGGTACATCTTTAACCAAGCAAACTGAGTATACCACCAGAAGAAGTTACTGAGGTCATTAAGAATCTTCTGAGACCTAATCATACTAGCTGTACGGTATAGAACTACATGAAGTTCTTCATTATCCTTAACTTCATCAACTTCACTAGTCTCTAATACAAGAGAGTCTAAAGGTTTACTAAATGAAGTGAATAAATCTAGAACTACACGAGAATCAGTTAACCACTGTACATAGTTAGATTCTAGTTCTCTAACATAGACTCTAAATTCATCTAGCTGACGTAACTGTGGGTCTGTAACAATAGGGAAGTTCATCCCTTGTTTACCTGTACCTTTATAGAACTCTTCCTCATAGTAAGCTTTTCTTTCGTTGAGAAAAGATAACAGCGTACCAGGAAAATGATATCGGTCAGTGTTTCCTTTATTAAAGAGGTATGAGCCTAAACCAATAATATTCTCTTCAACCCAATGAAGAAGATATGTTACGTTAGGCTGGTCAATATCGAGATTTAGATACTCATATTCATTAAATAGAGGAAGACTTAAACACTTAGATGCACAAATTCTTAACCATTCTGTATTGCTATAAGCTTTACATGCAGGGTCAGACTTAGCAATCTTATTTCCTCGTAATAGAGTAGAACATCCTAAAATCTTTGCATTCGCTGTAACCTTACTGTATCCGGTATGAATACGAGTAAGGCTAGAATCAGTATCTAGCCCCATCAATTTACCTCTGTTAGTTAGCTAAAATAAGTTTTACTACAAGTGCCTTAATTCCAGACCACGAAAGTAAAGGATGTTTTACAGGTTCTTGAACATCAGTAACTTCTACCATCTTATCCTCTACAACATAGAGTGTAGGAGGTGTATATTCAACAGCATTAAGAACATTACGCATTGCAATGACCTTCTTCTTAGCTTGCTGTGTCTTGTGTGCTAATAAAACTTTAAGTGCTTGGTCCATGGAATCATCCTCTTTAGTATTATTTACAGTTTATACTTCTTCAAACGGAAATAAGGCCAGAGCTTCTTTTAACAGAGCCTCCTGTGAGTCATCATACTCTTCTTCGGAAGTGCAGTCAGAAACATCGATAACAACTTTCTCTTTTCCGGGAGCTTCAAAAATCAAATCCAAAGCATCATTGTAATAACCATTCTGCACATTATAACAAGGGACTAACCATTTATTTCCTGTAATTCCAACTAGGCAGAACCCTATATTATCCACCTTCTTAATTACTAAATCGTCATCAAAGTACTCATCATAGATAGAATAAGGGTAATTAGGAACTTTCAAATAGCTGAAATCAGCTTCAACATATTCACAGCAATCCTGGTCATGAAAATAAGAGAGTACCGCACCGTTATCAAAAACAACCGTATCATCAATCTGTTTAATTCGCATAACTACTCCTAAGGTAAATTGTTTTTAGTTTTAATGTAGGTAAAAGCGTCTACTTCATTTGTATGTTTACCCACCCATTTAATATGTGAGTCTAATAGAGGAATATTTTCTCCTACATATAGCTCTTTACCAATCTGAATTTCCTCATCAAGTATATACCCCTGTTCATGTACAGGCTTACGTCCTAGATAACAAGTGTAATTCTCTACATAACCCTTTACAATCTCAACAATTGTACGTTCTACATAAGGATTATCAGAGTCTTTAGGATAACGCTCATGTAACTCTAGTACTGTACCAATAGGGAATAATGCGGGGATATACCCTTGAGCTTCACACTCTAGTGCTTCTTCCTCCGTATCATATTCCTCTTGGCAAATTTCACAGACATAGATTTTTCTTACCATTAAAAGTAGGTCTCCGCAGGTTCAGGTTCAACTACTCCAAGAGCGTCATAAACTAGACTAATCACGTCATCTTTAATTGATGGACGAAGAATTGCAAAAAAACAAGTAAGGAAGAAGTCTATCAGTCTCCTTAAGCATTTCTTTTTCTAACTGCTCCTCTGTCATAGCAGTCTCTTTAACAAATACCTTTAAGTGATTAGGAATAGTCGAGGTGTCGGCTTTGCGTAGGTTTTTAATTTGAGAACATTTCAGCTTGATAGTTGCTACTAAATGCTGGTCAGTCATAGTAGCAATAGGCATAGACAAGCCCTCTTTTGTGTAATGCAAAGTCTGTAATGTTGTCGTCATTTATTCCTTCCTGTAACTATAAAATATACCCTCTAAGAGGGTACTTCCTAGAGGGTACATATTGGATTCTATTGGTTAAAACTTAATTTCACAGAAGTCACTATCACATCCACTAGGGCCACTAAAGGAGTCCTTAGCTGAATCATATTTAGCAACTAACTTGTAGAAATCAATCGATGTATCAATTTTATTCATACGCCGCTCATATTCTTCTTTCGTACACTTCTCATAGGGTAGACGAGGGAATGTATCTCCCATACGAGAAAGTAGGGCTGTAGAAATATAGGGTTTGTTGTTATGAATATCAGCGTAGATTTGAGCCGCTAGAGTTTCAACCTCATTCTCCTTAAGCAAAATCGTACTCGACGTATTATGAGTCGTATAGTAGGTCTGACATTGCATCCAGAACTTATATTGAGCTAATGCACTAACTTCACTACCATCAAACCAATCAGGAACTGTGTCTACATGAATTGGAATTTCTACGAGCCAAGTCTTAACACGAGGGTCAAATGGGTCGTTAAGAAGAACACCATTCTCATCGGTATCAGTTTGTCCAGGTACTACTTCATAACCAAAGTCATAACATGCTTTAGCTACAGCCGTTGCAGGGTCCATCGTAATACGACGGATATAGTAAGCAGCTTTAGGGGGTTCCCAGCTATTAGTGTATCCAGTAAGAAGAGTTTGAGAACCTTCAGGCTTTAACCCACTATAACGATTAGGGCGCTTTAGACCTTGTTCATCACAATAATCAAATACACCATCTCGTACAGCTAATTTCCAATAGGTAAGGATAATACGTTCATAAGTAGTGAACATCCAACCCAAATCTAGACCCCAACTCTTATTAGATAAGAAGGAGTCAATTGTATCAAAAATATTAAAGCTTACATCATTTTTAAGTAGCTCTTTAACTTCTGGTTTACTAGACAGAATAGTCTTAACTACAGAGGTGACGAAAGAAATTCGCTCATGTTCTTCCTCACTAAAATCATAATGTTCTTGAACCCACTCATCAGGTCTTCCATACAATTCTGGAGGACATGTAATATCGTCTGATTCGTATCCAGAAGGCGCAGCAAGCCACCATTCACACCACTTAGGTCCGAATAGCCATGAGAAGAATTCAAAGCCCTCTGTGAAGCTTGCAAGGACAATAGGGTCAATCTCTCGTGAGTAGGCAAATTTCTCATCAGGAAATTTATGCTTAAGCAATGGGGTCATAATCAAAGCAGAAGCATAGAAAGCCTTATACATTAGAGGTGCTAAGTCACTAGCATTAAGTTTGTTAACAATAAATTCTCTAATAAGAGGGCGTAAGTGGGTAGAAGATAAGTTGCACATGAAGTCACTACCTTCTACTTCACCACAGTTGCCCACTAACAAACCCGCATGAATACTGAATCTGTTGGTCCCTTCTACAGTACAACAATAGACTTCAGGAGCATTACTGTTAAAAGAAATCTGTTTAACTTGGTTTGTCTTATTCTTAAAGCTATTAAGAGTAGCTTTGTCTCCTAAGTCCTTAAGCCGTTCAAAAGTACACAATTGACCAAGCTTAATGGAATCTTTTTGACTTAGACTAATCCGATAAGTATCTTTACAGTTACACAAACCTCCTCTTTCAGGACCAAAATCCTTAACACCTCCTTTACGAGCAGGCCCAATCTTAGAATTAATTCCTAGAGTACGGAGGAGTAAGACTAGACCCTCTAAGAATGGACGAGAGATACTTGTAAGTTGATAACGGAAACCACTATTGCTATCTTGAGCAGTTCCATCAGCATCAAACAAACCTGCAATAAAATTAGCTTTACTTTCGTTGTCCCAGTTAAGAACTTCGTAAGGGAATTCATGCTTATACTTGTAACACCAAGGATTAAGGTCTTCTTCTACAGCAGTTAGGCTTTTCAGACGATCTGAAGGTGTAAGTCCAACTTCATAACTACCTGTACGGCCATTCATTTCACGTTGGGAGGCAAATAGCCGGTCAAGACAGACCATCTTTGGTGCATAGATTTTACACATGGCACCTTTTCCATTTGAACTAGTACCATCACCAATAAGGAAACCTTTAAGGTAAGCTCCTTTAGCTTTAATAGTACCTTCTACAGGAGGAATATCTGTGGTCATTAACTCATCACCAACTTCCAAGTCTTTAAGTTGTTTTTCAGTACCATCAACAAGAATAAACTTATGGTATGCGGTTGCTGTGATAATAGACCCATCATGAAGTTCTACATCATAAACATCTTGGTCGGTAGCTGTAACACGGAAGTTATCTACTTTACGCCATTCTGTACCATCATAAACTTCAACTTCCTTACCTACGAGAGTTTCAATAGGGAAGTAGCCCTCACGAGTCATTACAATAGTACCGGGAGCAAAACAAGGGTTAAGCTGATATCTACTGACTCTATGGGTTAACTCTCGTTCATCAATTTCCTTACCAAACTTATCCTTATATGCTGTACTAAATAGTTCTTCAAAACTAATTTGATTATCTACAGCTTCGTTAACTTTAACAATTGCATCTTCATTTTCAAACAAATCAACATTTGCTCGTGCTAAAGCTACGGGTACGTACTGAATAGCTCCTTCACCACAAATAAATTGTGTACGAACTGCATTCTCTACTTCTTCTAGTGTAGGTTTATGAAAATACAACTTAGTAAAGTTAGAGAACTTGAGTGATTTCTTCTCTTCATCAGCTACCCAAGTCCCATCATCAAGCTGAGTCCACAGATTCATCTTGGCATCAGCCGTAGGGTCATCAAAGTCAAACTGTTCAATCTTTGCACTTCGTCGCTGTCCTCCCGCTACAGCCCATGCTGCAAACTCATTATTAATAAGAGCACAATCTAAAGTATTGATTTGTTGGGATTCAGTAAGTGCTACACGGTTAAGAATATTAGTTAGTCGTGTAAAGAACTCTTCCGTATATACAGGATTAGCAATTCCACCAAATCCTTTACAGGGAGTACCGTAAGGACGAATAGAACTTAGACATACATGGATGGTGTACCCATTAAGAAGAGCCTCTTGTAATTTTTCTTTCGTTACATTCGTAAGTAAAGGGATACCAAGTTTATCTTTATCCTCTAAAAAGTATGCTCCATTTGTGTAAAGCTCAAACAATGCATTAGTTGCACTTGCCCAACCTTCTCTACTATCACCAACTTCAATAGTGATTAAGGATTGGTCTTCACTTAGATATAACTTAGTGTGTTCAGTGTAGGAAGGGTTATCAAATCCGTATTCACCAAAATAACCTGTAAATTCAAGATTAAATACATTTACTACTTTAGAAAGCTTCTTAAGATTAACTTCTCGAATAACCTCACCTTGTCCACAACCCAGAAATAGATTGTTAAAAGACCGAATAAAATCATAGAAACTAACAAACATAGTTCCTGAGCAGTTATAGAAAGCATAATAACCAAACGGGTCATTCTCTTTATTACTACCGGCTGCCCACCAAACACGTCCACTAGTATTAGAAATTTCCTTATTAAAGAAATCAGATACAAGTTCTTCTTGTTCCTGTGTATACTCTCCCATACGAAGAGTGAAATCAAGTTGTCTTTTCTTTTGGTCTTGCTCTAGAAACTCCCATCGGTCCTCAATTCGTCGATAAGTACGAGCATTTACAGGATAACGAGTTAATGGATTAGAAAGATTAAAAGTCATAAAATCTAATATACAAACAACGAAAGAGAAATATCCAGGAAGTTACCTTATATTATTGAGGCCACTCGTACACGATATTAGTTTTTAAGTGACCAAGCTCAACTAGTCTATCAAGAAATCGTGTCTCTCCATAATCAAGCAGATGGTCATAAACATCTTTCAGTCTATCTAGAAAAGCTTCTAATGTGATTTTTCCTTGGTCACATATATAGAAATGGATACTCGTATAGTCTGTTAGCTCAATCTCTAAGAGCAAAGACCCCGCATTAATAATCTTTGGATAGTTCAAATAAGAGAGAAGTTCTACAATTCGACAATCCAAATAAACAGGGGTATTTTCTTCAAATGGAATACGTAGATAGCTTATTCCCATGGGTTAACACCTAATTCTTCCAACTTATCTAGAAAAGCCGTCTCTTGATATTTAACTAGCCTCTCATGAACTTTCTTATCCTTTAGGCTATTGATAAAAGATTCCATAGTTACATGTAGTCCTACATCTGGGGTAATCACTATATCGTAGATTTCTACATTTACTCGGTGAAATATGTCATCCCACTCAATGTAGTTATCCTTAAGTAAGTCAATAAGCTGTAAGACCTCTATATCAAAACCTACACATCTGTAATCACATCCACCTGATGCTAAAGATATAAAAATCATACTAGTTACTGAAGTGAAAACCTAAATCCTTAACAAGATACCCATAAGTAATGGGTTGAGCTTTAGCTACTAACCTATGTGTTTCATAAGCTTCTTCTAAAGTAGTATGGTCCTTAGTCCAACTATAATCATCAATACCTCGGATAGTCACTGTAAATTGATATTTACCCGATGTGTCTACCTCTATGCCATACTTTCTACTATATTCATATCCAGGATTCCAATCTCGTAGCTCTAAGATACCCCAGTCTAAACCATCAAAGGTCGTGTGGCTCTGAGTAAAGTCATCCCAACATCTAACAATACCGTTCTCAAGATAGCCGGTAGAGTTAGTTTTATTGTAGAAATACCTAAGACTCTGTAGACTCTGTTCATCTTCATAAGCCCCATAGTATTCAACCCACTCTTCCCAAGATAAAGCTCTATCACTAGGAAGATGATGAATGATTGGAATACCTTGATGATAAATATCATTAGAGTATCCAACTTCATGAATTATTTCAAAATAACCAAAATTAAGGTAATTCCAAAAACTATTTCGATATAAGTAAAGAGACTTAATATCTTTATTGCAAATCAGGCATTTCCAGCTATTAAAGTTCTTAAAAGGAAGACCTAAAAGGAAGTAAATATAATATACCCTATCCCAGTGTTCTCTTTCTAAAAGGTCAGCAACAAAATCAAAGTGTTTGAAATATAGGTATACCAGGTCTTCTACTTTAGGGGTTATTACATCCTTTGAGATAAACTTAACAAATACCCATACAGCTTCAGTAAATGCTTTCTTAGGTCCATACTTATAATCTCTTTGGTAAAAAGGCTGATTTAGAACCTTAAAGAACTTATCCCGTCTCCAGTTAGTCCCACTTTCAGTTTGCCCTTTAACGAACATAAGAGACTTCCAAACCTTGTAAGCTTCATGCATAAAAACTACTCCTTAATAGAAGGAAAAATACGTTCCCAGTAAGTCCGTACCTCATAGGTCTCAGGATGCCAATCAGAGATAATAATGTCTTTATTAGCTAGGTAGGGAGACCGACAACCAATAATGTCACCTTCATCACGACTACGGAAGGTAATCATATTCTGGTATCGTCCATCATCAGTTAACTCTTTAGCACGAACCAGTAGTCCTTGAGTATCACAATTACGAAGAATACTCGCTTTACTCTTATTACCAGAAATCTCTAGGTCTGTAATAGAGAAAGTCCCATACCCATTTTTAGTAACCTCAGTATTCTTAGTATGAGCAAGAATAATTACACACTTATTAGCAAGAGACTCTAAAGGTTTAACTAACGAAAGAAAAGCTTTGGAATACCAATTCCATCCAGCACCCATAGGAAGTTCTGCTGTAACATCAGACCCTCTAAAATTCTTACCCGCTAGTGTCTCCTTATACATCTTTGTAGCTAAAGGATAAGCTAGTTCACCAATTACAGAAGTATTATCTAGAATAATGAAGTCATAAATGGGTTTACCCGCGTCAATATTAGCAGTCTTAATAAGCTCTATACTTTCAAAGTATAGAGTACCAAGACCTACAGGTGATTGTTTAGCCAATTTTCTTTCGTGGTTAATTAAAGGAAGTTGTTCAATAAGATTAATGTAATTCCCTCCAAACTTAGTAGCACTACCTTCTAAGTCAATAAGAAAACTATTAGGAAGTTGTAAGGTTGCAGAGGTCTTACCTAATTTAGGAGGACCAGAAAGAAGCATTAAGGAAGGCTCTAAGTTAGTAGGAGCAAGAGGAGCAGTAGGTAATTGTAAAGGCATAATTTGGTTCTCCATATAAGGTGCAATAATGTATTCTTTACTAAGGGTAATCACTCCTAAAGAACATAGAAAGTCAAATTGTTCTTTAGTAAATATTTGTTCCAGAGATTTTTCTGGAATACTCATCTTTTTTAGCTCTTCATTCTTTGAAGAACGTACACAATCCACATAGTGCTTAAGACCATCAACTAGAGGAAATTCTAAGTCTTTCCCTCTATCAACTCTTACAATAATATAGCCTCCAAAATTAAGATAAATCTCCTCGAAGTCTACTCCTAGTTCACTGTTAGGGAATAGCTTTAACCATGACGCAATAGTTTCAGGGATGGTGATTTCCATTTAGAACCTCATTCTCAACTAGATACTTAAGAAAAACATGGTCATCATTTAGTAGGTCTATAAAACAGACATATTCTGATTCCATAAGAGCACTAACTTTTAGCTTTAGTTCGTGCAAGAAACTCTCGTTAGTAAGATTATCAAAACTAAGCTCTAGGCAAAGTTCATCATGGTTAATATTTAATCTAAGAGTTCTGTCATGTAAGTCTATAGATATGCAAGGGCTATCACAGGAAGCTATAAACTCAACTAATTTAGATGGTAATGTAACATCCAAATTGTTTTTCTCCTCATTGTAATAAGGTGTGAAATAATGTATACCGTCTTTTAAGTTTCTGGTATACCTTATTGGATTAGAATTATCCCTCGGTTTCTTCAATGTCAATAATATCTTTATCCTTATTCCCTTGTTCCATCATACGAAAGGGAAAAGATTTGTTCTTGTAAATATCATACAGAGTTCCATTCCGTTCTACTCGGATACAGACACCTTCTCGATAACATGTATTAAAAGTAGAAGGTTGTTCTGTTAGCAGTTCAATGAAACCCGATAAGTTCATAATATTCAAATCCTCTGAGGTGAACCTGTGTAGCATAGGCACAGTAATTACCTCAACTTTAGGATTATTTAGAACTTGAGCAATCTTATTCACTCTGTAGGTAATGTAGTCCCAAGGGTAAGTAAATTTAGTTCCTGTCTCTGTAATAAGGGTCCAGTTATAAATTGCTACCAATAGGGGGGATTCTGGTGTACGCCCATAACACCAGTTCATACTGTCACCCCATTGTTCAGCAAACTCCTTATCTACTGCCTTAGGGGACATATCATGTTGAATCTTACCCCCATCCAACTTATACCCTAGAATCTCATAATAAACGGATTCTCCTTTCTTGATAAAAGGAGCAAGAACATCACTTACAAGATAACGATAAGAATCACGTCCAGAATAACCAAATTGGAGTGTTTGTCGTGTACCTGTAACTAGTTGATACTCATTTGTATCAATCTTAATTTTCAGATATTTCTCAAGTAGATTCATCCACCAAGTTTTCTTTCGTTCTACCTGTACATACCCTGTACGACCCGATGTACCATGTAGCTTCTCTGTAACATAGAAAGTACAATTCTTTTTGTGCTTAAGTGCCTCTACTTCATATCGGAACTTCTTAGTCTCTAAGTGCATAGGAAGCTGAGTTAGCTCTTTCTTATTAGAAAGAATCTTTCTTCCTTGAAATGCCCCTAGGAGATACCCGGTAGATGAGAAATGAGATATATGTAGCCTTTCACTAGGTACAACATACTTGTAACAAATCTCATGCCCGTTAAGACTTGTAAACGTATACCCCTCTCGAAATGCGCCTAGAGGATATCCCGTATAGGTGAAATGAGATAAAGGTAACCAGAATCCTTCAGAACGTTGACCTCGAAAAGTTTGAGCTTTAACACGTCGCTGCTTAGGATCAATAAAACCTCCTCCAGTCTTTTTTCCATTCTCATCATATATGGGATATAGGTTGTTGGCCGTACAGAACTCATCCGTCAATGCACCATCAGAAGGAAAGAATACCCCTAACTGTTGGTCTTTAATATCAAGACCAATCACAACTTGACTACCCTGAGCCATCCCTAACTGAATCTTATCCGCATTAGGATGAGGGTAGGTCTTAATTCGACAAACAATAGCTTCATAGCTCATGGTAATAACCCCTTCTTAGATAAAGTACGTATCACACCACCAAACATAGTCCCAGAACATATACTGATGTCCTAAGATGCCACAATCATCATCTAAGTTCCCACATCGTGTATGACCCAGATAGTAATACAGTAGGTCTGTATAATTCTCACCATCCCGAAAGAAAATGATTCGATACCAAAGACGAATAGTAAGAACTAAGTCATCCATGAACCAACCTAGCTCATAAGCAATTGGCCATACCGGATGGTCATAGTAGCAATCACGGATAAAATCCATATAGTCTTCACTAAAAGGGTCACTATCAGGATATTCAGATAGAGAATACTCACCTGATATGAGATTAAAAAACACTCTAGTGTACTTAGGGTCTGTATCTAAAGTCCAGAGTAGGCGTAACCAGGCACTGAAGTTTTCAAGATTATCTGAAAGACCTGAGATTAGGGAATTGTTCATAGATGATTCCAAAACATATATTGGTTACGCAGAGGAGTATTGTATAAGTCATTGCATGGGGTATGCCCTAAAAAATAATAGAACAACTCCGTAAAGTTTTCACCCCCACGAAAGAAAACAATCCTATACCAAAGAACTAGGGTAAAGATTAAATCATTTGTAAAATGACTTAATTCATGAGCAATAACCCCTACTGGATGAGATGTATCAGAATCATCTAGAAAGTCAATATAGTTCATATGGAAAGGGTCACACTCAGGATAATCCTCCGTAGTATCATATTCACCGGCTAACCAATCAAAAAATACTCTACTATATCTAACATCTGATTCCAATGTGAACATTAGTTTTAACCAGAAGTGAAGATTGTCTAGATTCTCTCTAAGTCCAACCGTTACAAAATTATGCTTAACACAAGTAATTAGAAAGTTATGCATTATTAATCCAAAAATATATCAAGGACTCGAATTAACTCCAACCAACTACGATTGTCTAATTGGTCTTTCTTCTTAATGTGTTCACTAATTAAGTCAAGAGTAGTTGTAGTAATTGGGTTAAGTTGAATATACTCTTGGTATTTAATCAGGTCATTACGAGTTCGTAGATAAGGCATAGTAGGATGTTCAATCCAGTATTGTTTAGATGTAGTATCCCAATCAACAACTTCTAAGTCTGAATCGTAATAAAGAACAGGCTTATAGCTAGGAGCATACACAGTGCTAAGAGCTTCTGTACCCTCTATCCAACGAGACCAAATCTTAACAACACAGCATTGGTCTGAATAAGGGTTAATAGTTCCACACTTAGCGTACTTAGTAACTTCTACTTTAAGAAACTGGATAGCCATTACTTAGACTCCTTATTTTCGTAGACTTCAATTGTGTAAAGAGCTTCTTTCTTTGGTTTCTTCTTTTCTTTCGTTGGTTTGGAAAAATCCCAAAACAGAAAGAATGCAATCACAAAAGGAGCAATTTCCATTGGTGAAACCTCATATTAAGTTTATGAAAAGACTAGACTGGGATCCGAACCCAGGGACTCCTAAGAATTGAGTATCATACCTCCCTCAAGAGTCTTTAGTATGTATCACCGTTCAACCACTCCGGCACCTAGTCGTGGCGGAGCTAGGATTTGAACCTAGGACTTACGGGGTATGAACCCGTCACGCTAACCACTGCGTCACTCCGCTATTGACCACTATAACATATTTATCTAAAGTGTGTAGTTGTGGGTTTCAATAAGTTAAATTCATTTTCTGGATGGTCCCAGTCGAATCTAGCCTCTACATCATCAAGAAAATTACACCAGGCATCAGCATAGCCTTCTTTTTCTTCATAATAATCAAAATTACCTAGCTGATCAAAATAGGCTCTATTATGATACTCTTCATGGTCCGTATGAAACATATATCGATACCACAGAAGACAATCAAAGCGAAAAGAATTCGTTACCCAACGATCAACCTCCCAAGCAACTTTGTAGGGCCAATGGTAAATACTACTTAGGAAACTAAGTACGTGGTCAATACCAATTAAAAGGTTAGAGTCTTGATTATAAAGTTGCTCCTCTACCATGTCTTCTTCCTCAGGTGTTAACCCTAAGAACTCTGCTACAGTCCCAACTTTCCATCCGTTAGCTTCTAATTGTTCTTGTTTATTCTTGTTCATTAAAGTTTATCCTTAAGCCAAAATTTATGATTAAGATAAGAGTCTTTACGAATGTAGGCAATAAAAAAATAATAATCCGTGAAGACAGTAGGAGCATTCATGAGAATATTAAAGAAAGCTTTTTGTAAATCCTCATCTTCTGGCATATGAAAGATGTAAATATGCCACAAAATAGCATTAGACTTTAATTCAAATACTACTTTATCAAGGTAACAATCAAGCTTAAAATAACAATCCTCTAATTTATTCCACATGGTAAACCTCAATTACGGTAAACTCTACTTGTCTTTATGGTTAATATAAAATACGATATGGTTAAAGATAATCTATACCGATAAGCATTATGAAATACTACACTTTATTTGATGTAATCGATTCTATGTTCACTTCTTCTTATAACGAAACTAAAGATGCCTTTACAGCTAAATTTAATATTGCTGGTACTAAGAAAGAAGATGTAGAGGTTAATGTTCGTTTCTACGATGAACGTCCTTATCTGCATGTAAAGAACTCAGGTCTCTATAGTATCCCTAGTTCTGTAGACACAAAAAGAATTACAGCTTCATACCAAGATGGAATGCTCACTGTAATTATGAATAAAAAGGAGTCTAGTAAAGGGTATAAGATTGTAGTTGATTAAAATTGTAATCCTCCACCAGTACAGTCTGTAATAAGCTTTGCTGGTGGATTATTGTTAAACCAATCTGTATAGAAGTAATAACCATTAGCATTAAACCTACTATCATACACCGAGTATGTATAGGTATTGCAAGTAAACTGTAGCTGATAAGGAAAGTTAGTTGTAAAGGGGTAAGGCTTATTTGTTACGGGAATATTCGTTACTTTATAGCAATGTCCATAATTAGTATGAAGATTTGAACATAAATAATACTCAGGTCTATACATTGGACTAGGGGACCGTTCATACAGAGCTTGGTTATAGGGTCCAACGAAAGTAATTCCTAAAGCTAAAATTGTATTAATCATGATTCTGTTTCATAAATTATCTTTTGTACTACAGGTTTTCTACCAGACGTATCCCAAGAACTAACTAATTGTTCAAATTTAGGTAAGTCAGTATGATAAGGCAACGTAAACTCTACAACGTTATCAGGAAGAATCTTAGCTGCTAGAGGGAGATACGTTGGTTTGTTATAGAATTTGATTTGAAGCCTTATCATACATAATATAGGTGATTACTCTTACTATGCTTTGTAGGTAATCGCTACAGCAATATACATCAACAACAGAATAAGCATACTTTGGAATGGGTTTATGTCGTATTGTAACATACGTATTCCTATGCTACCTACCACTGTATAGATAAATGCACACTTGATGCTGAATAAAAACAAAGACCACCCTTTCATTGTTTTACCTTTGGTTAGTTAATCATTCAAGCCATTGTCGTATACAAAAGTGTAGACATCCTCACCTACATTTATAGTTGCGACCAATTCATCATTTGTGTCTTTCCATTTTTCTGTAACCTGAAAAGAGAGAGTAGAGTTTGTTGTGTATTCAAAATACTTAATTACATTTTTGTAATACAAGTCACTAACTTTATTAACCCCTAAAACATGTCCGATTGTTGAGTAGTTTCTCTGGATTAGAATAGTACTCTGTGTGTAGATACAAAGAGTGTCTAGAATTTCAGAAACCGATAAGTCAGGATACAGAATGATTTCGTTAACAATAGTACTTACCAAATCAAAAGAAGCTGTATCTAACTTGCTAATTACAGTTAATGCTTTAGCTTTAATATCAGGGTCTAAAGTTAAGCTATCTGTAATCTGACTAACCTGTTGTTCACTAAGAGGTTTGAAGTAGAACTTATAACGAATCCGCCCAGGACGATTAGTCAAGTTAATAACAAAGCTTATCCTCTCATTAAGTCGATAATGATTAGTAGTGAAGATACTGAGAAGACGGGCTGTATTATTAGCTCCATCAAGAATACCTAAAAGAGGCCAAGAGTACCCATTATCTAAGCTTTGCTTATCAAACTCTTCAAACAAAAGAACAAAACTCTGTTCAGGATACCACGAAAGAAATTTGGTAAAGGCTTCTAAATTATCATATACACCATCATTTATGATGATGGCAGGAAGACTCAACTTAGCTAGTAAGTTATTAAGAAAGAATGATTTACCAACTCCTCGTGGACCATATAGCATAACTCCCAGATTCTTACTTGTTTTATTCCACGTATTAAGAATACGTTGTTCAAAATGTGTATGAAAACCATAAATGTCTTTCTTAACACAAAGCTGACTAGTCTCTAATGATAAGCTATGCTGTTCACGTACAGTATTGTAAGAATAGTGGTAGATTCCAACAGGAAGATTATTTGTAACACCTGTAGGAGGAACAAAATGCGTGTAGTCAGAACCTTGAATTGCAAACATACCAGGTCTCCTAGTTGTTAAAGTTTACTTTCGTACCTTTAGGAAAATACATCTTACATGTCCTGTAAGGAACGGGCATAAATGGGGTTGGGTATTCAACCTCTACAAGACCTAACTTTTTGATAGCTTGGTCAATTTCTTTCATTGAATAGTTTAACGCTGCTTCCTGGTATAGTTCATAATCTCGTCTATATCCAAAAGAATAGACTTCATCAGCAACAAACTTTTCTACAGGTGTTAAATCTTCGTCAGTAGGCATTTGATGTCTTGGCTCCTTTACTTTTAGATACTTCTCACCGTGGATGTCTTCCAAAAATACAAAGTACGACCCAACTTTTAGGAATTTACCTTCTTCTAACAGCCTAATCATAGCTTCATAGGCAATAGAACCTGGAAACTCAGTACGTGCTAAATCAAACAAAGTAGCTTGATGTATCATCCCTCTATCTTTAACAATAGACAGAACAAACTCTATACTTCCCATAAGCTAAAGATTAAACCACTCTACACAAACATCTTTGTAAGGCTGAGGATTACACATCAATAGGCTACCGTTGGACAAATATTCGTGACATCGCTTTTCATGTGTATGTCCATGAATAACAACTTTAGGATAAAAGTTATTACTAATGTGATTAACAAAATAGCAGTTAAGTCTTTCACCTTTATATTTATCTGATACAGCAAAAGAGAAAGGAATATGATGTGTAAAGAGAATTACATCTTGTGTATTATCTCTTAAGCTTAAGATGTTATTAATTTGTTGTGTTCCTAAGTTTAAGAAATCATTAACAGTACAGTCTTTAATATGTCTAAAATCATTAAGGTTATCTTGTAATAGATAACAGTCAGGATTATATAGAGTGTAACTTCCATCTTCTTTAGGGCTAAATCTATTATCCGTACCCCCGTACCATAAGGTATCACCTAACACTAGGTATTGTTCAGGTAATAAAGGATGATACTCAGCCCGGTCTACAGTTAACAAGTATTGTCGAGTAGACTCAACTCGTACATATTTACTTCCTAACTCCTTAAACACAGAACTAATTACCTTATTCCCTTCACTTAAGGTTGTTCCATAGTATTCATGATTACCAGGGACATAGAATACTTGATTAAAGTTAGACAACGAAAGAAAGAAGTCTTTATACCAAGGAGCTGTTACAGGACATACATCCCCTGCTACAAAAATAGCTTTACCGCTAAGAGACCTTAGGTATTCAAGAACCTCATTAACATTATCTTCAGTTCTATATTCAAGGTGAATATCACTGATTACTGCTACATTGTTATTACTCACAGTATAAGTTCCTTAATCGCTTTTTTTCTTCTTCATCAAAAGACTAATAAAGTGGTCAACCCCAATGTTTGAGATTGCTAAAACTTCATCGCTAGGGCGAACAATAAAGACCCATTCATCATACTTAGTAGTGCGAATCTCTATGTTACCGAACCCCCACTCGAAGATTTCATAAGGGCCAATACAATCTATACATTCACCTTTACTATTAAAGCTCTTAATATCCTTAAGAGAAGTGGTAACAATTAAGTTGTCGGTTTCAACAGGAAGTTTAAGTTTATTAATAATGATCTTAATACCGGATATAAATTCAACTATACTCATCTTTCCATTTCCTTAATTCAATTAAGAACTGTACAAAGTAATCATTACTAAAGATAAACTTATCCTTATAAAAGAATTCCCATAAAGCTTGAGTAAAAGGGGAATACCAATCAGCTAAGAAAACTCTCACATGGAAATTTTTATCTTTTGAAGTCCAAGCATAACTGTATTCACTTAGCACACCACATCTAGTATTGGAATTAATATATAGTTCACCATCCTTAAGCTTAAGCTCTAAGATGTCTAAGACTCTAGATAAGTTTTTAGTAAAAGCTTTATGGCTCATTAATCATAAAAATAAAAAATACTAATTTACAGAAAAAATTAACCCTAGATAAAGCAACCTTAGTACATTCATCTAGGGTATTATCTTCTCTTAGGAAATCATCAAAATCCTGGCCCACCTGTATCTTTACCAAAATAGAATATAACTTTAAGAATGGGTGTCGTTAGGCTTAAGACAAACCCTTCATACCTATTGTCATCATGCCAACTAACCCAATTATGAGAGGTTATGTTACGCTCTTTTTCTGAATAAAAACAAAAATTCCAGTTAACATCATACTTAGTCCAAAGGTCATCGTATACATCAATTGCGCACATAAGAAAATTATTATACGTATTCTGTATACTTAATGGGCTATAGAATAAACCCAAAGCTATAGTGCGTCTAGTTTTAGTGCCCATAAATTAAAAGAAATGAAACAGAGTAGTGGATTCTAGGCCAAACATACCAAGAATACAACTATTAAAAGAATTGCCTTGTATTTCACATCTATCATGATTGTTAGTTATAGACCAACCTACAGGTCTACCTTCTTGTGAATGAGCCTCAATACTACAGTGGCCATAGTGAAACCCATAGATTATCCACAGCCGTTCTTTCTCTTTATAAGTACGAGCTTCAGTAAGATTCTCAATATCTTCTTTCGTAATACCTAAAAGATTAAGTACCGGGCATATCACAGTAATAAAATCTTCTTTTGTCATACAACTTAGGTCTCACTAACTATAGAGGCATAACCAATAAATACTTGTTTGAATGAAGAGCCGGTAGTCCCATAGCGGCCATTATAGAAGTACCAAGTTGCAGATATTGCATCCCCTACGTCAACAAATAAATCACAGTTACCGAAAGCCAAATTATACCGCAGCATCGGCTTCCCTCTATACTCCATTTCTTGAATAACTGTATTTTTCTCTACATAATTTTTGGAAATACCCAAAGTACCAAGTATAGGGAGTATTTCAGTAATAAAATCTTCTTTTGTCATTATTTTTCATCCCAACTAGCCATAAAACCGCAACAAGGGTCTTCTTCAAACTTTTCATCAAGGACAGGAATAATCTTAACCCACTTAGAGAAACATTCTCTGAAGATTGTCTGAATTAACTTACCTACAACTTCTTTATACTCTACATTACACTCCCCATTAAATTCATCATGAACCATATTAAAGATAACCGCACCCCATTCAGGATGTTCATGAAATTCATTCTGAAGTCTAGCAGCTACCTCTTTCATAACATCAGATTCTACTAATAACCAATGAGCAGCAATACTATTGGTATAGTTAACCTCATAAATAATCTCTCCCTTGTTATTAACCTCATATTCATTATCAAGAAATCTCTTAAGGTCTCTATCATATTTACGTTTAGGATATTTTCGCAAATATTGTCGTCTACCCGTAAGAGCTTGAACGTAGGAATACTTTTGTGAACTCATATCATTCCCATTACGATCAACGAAAGGGAATAATATATCAATACTATTAATTACTTCTGGTCTAGATTTAATAAAACCTAAGAGACCAGGGTGATGATATTCCAATCTAGAAGTAATATACTTAGCATCTTCTACATCACAAGTAAAACCATTAGCTACAAAAGTAGATAAATTCTTATTCCATCCTGCTCCATTAATACAAGAATAAAATCCTGGTTTAGCTCCTTTCTCTCTACAAAACTTAGCAATCACTGCATCTGCTGTAGGGTTACCATCCGCATCAGTTTCCTTTCGTTTAGCCATGAACTGAGCTTCAGTCCAGTTCTTACCAAATAAACGATTAGCAATATCTACTCCAAATACAGAGTGCCCATCAAAGTCATCTCTGAAAATCTTAACAATAAGCATTTCAGAGGGGTCATTACCTAGTGAGGACCAATAATCAGCCGCATATTGAGCCGCAATACGCATATGACTACCAGAGGCATCATAGGTAAATAAGACCTTATCAGGATTGGTATGACGAAAGAGATAACGGATATCTTTAGCGGGATTCTGTAATTGAACCCCGATGGGATGTTTATCAATAGAAGCTGTAACAGAAGTTCTACCTGTACCAGCAGGAGCATTCTGATGAAATTGTGTTCTTACAGCAACTCTACCAGTACCACCGTCAAAAGCATAATCTAAAATACCTTGGACGTATTTAATAGAAACTTCTAACTTACGAATTTTCTTTAAGCCTTCAACAGCTTCTATCTCCTTATCACTAAGACCTTCTGTATCTAGAGTATTAAGAACTTGTTTATCTACACTCATAATCTTATGAGTAAGCTTAGAGTTAAGACAATCAAGAACTTGAGGATTAGAACTATAAGAGATATTAGGAAAGCATTCTTCCCATAGAGCAACTAATTTATCTACTTGTAATTTATTATTAGTAACAAACTCTTCCGCTAACTCTAAGTCAACTGGAAAACCTTGATACTGCATTTCAATAACCGTAGTGACAAATTGGCACTCTACATAAGCAGAATAAACACAACCAGCTTGAATAATTAAAGACTTAAGACGTTCATACACGGGAAAGAGATATATAACGTCTTCGGCTTGATAGTTAACTTGAGCATTGGATAAAGTCCATCCCCAGTTACTTGCACCAAAACCTTTCTCAATGTTGATACCAACTCTAGAGGCAATAGCTTTGAAACTATGAGATAAGTCACATACTGCTTTAGTGTCAATCTTACGGCTACCAACCCCTCCCCATAGAACTCTAGATAAAACTACAACATCTCTAATCTGTCTAATAATCCAACCCAGATGAACTCTTACATAAGTACCATCAAAGACCAGATTAGCTCCAATAACTTGAACATTAATATCAAATAGTTTTTGTTCTAGAGTATCAATGGTTTCTTTGTAAATAGGGTCTTCACAAAGCTCAGCTACTCTTTCTTTCGTTGTTTTATTAGTCTGGTCTTTCCAACCGCCTAAATCAACAATAATTACATATGTCTGTGTATCTGATTTAATTCCAATTTGAAAAGACCTAATCTTACCTTTCCAAGCATATAGAGCTTCCCAACTTTCAGCACCAAAAGTCTCAATATCAAAAGCAATAACGTTAGAGTTCTTAAAAACAGTAAGAACTTCCTTGTATTCTTCTGTATTGGATGGGTAGTAGATATTTGGGAGTAGAGGAGTATCAGGAGAAATAATGTCACTCCAAGTTAATTGCTGCTTAAGCATAAGGTTTCATAAACTCTACGAACTTAGTTGGACATAGCTTAGATTCATAACTCTTAGTTTTACTTGTATATAGCTCAGTAACCCTAGCAGTAACAGTTCCATCATTACGAAGATTAATATGTAGGTTATATTTGTTGTTGTTATACACTCTTGCTTCTTCTGTACCTGCACATAACTTATACCCAGATAAAATATTAGGATTATATAATTTACACTCAGTTAGAAAGAATTCAAATTTATTCATTACAAAACTGCTGCCTCACTATAATTAGTTTCTAACGAAAGAATATCTGCTGTATAACTTTTATCCATACTGTTATCACAATAGAAATTCCATACTTTAGCAGTATTACAGAACTCTACTTTCGTAACCAATAAGATGTCCCCTTCAGTATTTCTCACCCATTGACCTTCAATAAACTTAGGTGGATTATAAAGTCTTAGGAAACGATTACGTTCAGATTCTTCTAGGGCATCCCATAAAGAAGCTTGTTCACTACGAGTTAACTTACCTACAAAATCCTTAGCCTCTTGCTCCGTAGTAATTCTCGTAGCCTTATCAGCAAGGTCATTAATCATAGCTCTAGAACCCTTAAAGTACGAGGGCCAAGGGTTATTATCATCTACACCGTAATAAAAAATAGTTCCCGTATTGGTTCTTTCCTTAGTACGATTAATTTGACAACCTTCAACTAAACGACTTAAGGCAAAGTTAAAGGGTTTATTACTTGAATCAATACCAAGTTTCTGAGCTAAATCATGTTTAGACAGAAGCTCATTAACATGACGACATAGAACACTAAGAATACGGTTGGAGAATTTAACAATATCAGGGTCTACATTAAGTTCATCAAGTACTTTATATTCCCAGTAGCCATGAGGGTTACTATATGGGTCTCTTCCAATAACCAAATGACAAGGAATACCTTCACGAGGAATTGTCAATAATTCAACTACATGAGTACATTCATCAGTCTTGTATTCAGAATTACCTGGGTAGAGAAACACCATACCATCATTAGCACCCGCAAGAGAACCTGTACCAGATAATCCATCCGCACCTTTACTAGGGTCAGCACTTTTGTTAAGGTGATGGATAACAACAATGGTTACCCCTGTAATAGAAGCAATTCGCTGTAGAGCATAGGCGTATTTACCAAAGTCAGCACTATTCTCACTAACCTCACTATCGCGTGTAGCAGCACGAAAGGAATCAACAATGACAAGACGTGGTTTACGCTCAAGCAAATAATCTTTAAGCCACTGTAAATCAGTTGTGATATTAAAATCTGTATGTACTCTTAAATAATCATTATCAATAAGTTCTTTAATAATAGGCTGGTCTTTATCCAGTCCACCCTCTTGTAGACGCTTAACAAATAGACCAGGGGGTTCTTCCAACTGAAAGATATCAACTTTACCTCGTTTCACTGGTCTACCAAGGCACTCTTTACCTTGAACAATACAGCTTGCAATGTAATAGAGTAGAATAGTTTTTCCAGTCTTAGCTTTACCTCCAAAAATATAGAGTAGTCCTCCATCACGGAAGACCCCTGGAAGAATATCGGAAGCTGAAGTTACATCATGGTCAACAATATCTTGTAGACTCCATAAACGCTTAAACTTAGCTCGTTCTTCTTCTCTTTCACTAAGAAGAATCCAATCTCTAATATCTTTCTCATTAAACCCTAAAGTATTCCAGAACAAACTAGCTAGTTTCTTGATTAGGAACTTTCTCTTTAGAATATCCTTAACAGAACCAATACTTTTACACTGGGCTTCAAATATTGCTAAACGTTCATCATCTGATAGCAGAGCAATATTCTCTTTCGTTATAACAAAAGACCGTTCTTCTTTAGGGTTAAAAATATTTTCTTCCATGTTAAAAATATCCATTAAGATTACATAATAATTCTTCTTTATCTATATCAGCTAAGTCCATACCTTTGAATAGCTCTTTAGTAGGAAATAGCTCGTTTAAGCTTATAGATTTAGCTCCTATGCCTGAATTCCAACAAGCATGTAATACTATTTTAGCTTTCCTCTCACCGGCTAAGTCATTATCAGGAAAATAATACACATTCTTTATGTGTCTTGCGTAATAGGATTGAAGAGTTAACGAAAGATAATCAACGTTAAAACCAATTACACAAGGTGTAAAACAAGGTAGACCTAAACTACAAAGATAATCTGTAGTCTTCTCACCTTCTGCCATAAATACTGTATTACCTGTACTTAGGTCTGTACCATTTGTATATAGAGGGTATAAGTCCATGTACTTAGCGGTATCTTTGCTAACCCATTGACCATCTACAAAGATTTCAAATACAGGGATTTTTTCATCTGGAGTATCAATACGCTTAACTCTAACTTTATCCGTGTACTTATAATATGTAAGGTTAATATTGTTTTGATAATCAATTGAGAAAAAAGAATACTGCTTAGGTTTAGCATAATTAGTTACCTTACATAGAATAACGGGTTTTTGTATATCTATAGGGGAAGGAATAAATTCATTAGGTGTTGAAGATACATAGAAATCGTAAGGATTATCTTCTACTAACCCTAAAGCTTTTCGTATGTCCTTAGAACTACATCCTTGTGAATAACAACTATAAGCACCATAATAAGAACTATGAGTATTGGTGTTGAACTTAATTATTCCTTGACATACTGGACATACAGCTTTTACATAGCTATTCTTTCGTTCTTGTACATCCAGTAGGTGTATATGGTCAATAAGTCTAAACATAATTTTATAAGTCTAGACTAGGTTCTCTATAGAAAATAACAGTTCGCTTTGATCTATATAAGTCTTCGGAGGATCCAGCCTCATCAAAAGTAACAGTTCGCTTTGGCACATGTAGGTCTTCGGGGAATTTGTCTTCATCAAAAACAAGAACCATATTAGTACTGCTTTTTTCAACTGATACATAAGGTTTATCCTGTACCCAAGTATTAATGGAAAGAATAGCACTAGCTTTTAACCATTCATTACTCTTGTTATTGTAGTTAAGTGTAAAATACCCAGGTGTGATAAAGCTTAGCAGATAAGGGTCCATACAGTTAGGCTTAAGCTTATACTGTGCTTGCTTATAAAACATCCTTGCAAATGTTCTGTTATCATGCCACTTATGAACTAATAGGTCATCAGTATCTAGAAAGTTAATAAACTGATTACTAAAATGAAAGCACTCATTAGTTACGTTATATCCAATCTGATTACAGAACAAATCAAATCTATTCAGTATTCCTTCTTCATCATATTTACTTTCGTATAACAGAACATTGATTTTGTGGTCTCTTGTCTTATAATTTGCAAAGGTACTTGCATACCGATAAGAGTTATTATACTTATCCTCATATAGACCAATATCATTAAGAGCTTTATAAAAAGATTGAGTATAACCTCCTATAACAAAGATATCTAAGTCTTCAATATGAGAATCAGGGATTTCCCTATTACAGAAATAATTAAGGCACCCAATTGTTAGAGTGCCTCCAGAGATAAATACTCGATAATTATAGGATTTAAGTAATGCTAATACAGGGTCTAGTTCATGCAGAAGATTCTGTGGAATCAGGGTCTTCATCTTCTCCCATGTTAACGCCTTTGACATATAACCTCACAGGTTTGTATTTATTGTCTTTGAATGATTCGTACTTAAAATCAGACCAACTCATAGGAGTATCATCATAGAAAGCTTTACAGAAATATAAAAACCATTGTGCGTACCAGCACATCTTGGTAAAGTTCAAATAATAAATTGCTAACTTGTTATCCCCTGTAGTCCCAAAGATAAAACCATGACGAACCTTAAATGGGTCATCAACGAACTGATTAACAAGAATCATATAGGCGGATAACTGAAGGAAAGTTTTAAGTAAATCAGAACTTCCTTTACTATTACCTCTCCAGTTCTTATAGTCAGCAACGAAAGTAATTTGCTTTCTTTCTAAGTCATGCTTATTAAAGAAAGATTCATCAATCGTGTTCTTAAGGTGCCAATTAGGGTAGAACAATTTACAAGCTCTATCAATTGCCATTGTTCCAACTAAATCGGGTGTCCCTCCAAATCCATATTTAGAACCTTCAATAACAACTTCAGTAATTAACTTCTGTTCTAGCAGAGGAGTATCATAATGTCCTAGAACAGTTAAGTTTGCCAATAAAGGTAAATAACAACGATGACGAGTATAAGTTTGAGTATCAAGGTCATGAGTATAACTTAAGTATTTATCTGAAGGGGAAGTAAAATATAACTCATTTGCTTTATGTACTCTAGTCCCTAAAGAAGCTGAGTTCTGCATAATTTCTTTTGCAGCATCTTCTCCTACTTGATTTCTCCATACCTTTAGAAACTCTTTGTCTTCAAACTTACCAATAATAGTTGTTACAGACTTATATTGAGTTTCTAGAGAGTTTTTATCTATGTAAGACCGAATACCTGTTTCAGGGTCTGTAGTGGTCACAATATCGCTTAATTTTGAAATAGCCATGATAATAAGTAACTAAATGTTAGCTACATACTACCATGGCCTAACCGTTTGACGTAGATATTAAGAGGGAAGGGTTAATTAGAAGGGAATATCGTCAGAAGCTGCATTTGCTGCTTGACTAGCTGCTCCTGCTGCACGACTACTCATGCTGTTATTTGTATCTCCCTTAGCTTCAAGCAATTCAATAGACTCAAGAAACTTGATATCTAGTTGAGCTTTAGCAGTTTGGTCTTTACCAATATATGCACGAGTTTCAAAACCTCCGGTGACTTTCATCAATCGACTTTCATTTTCACCAAGTTCGATAGCATTAACTTCATCGAACATCTTATCTCCTTCCCAAACACTGACATTAATGTATTCAGGGTATTGGTTCTTACTCTTAAGATACTCGGAAGTCTTAGCACTCACGAATTTACCACCGGAAAAGCTAACAAGAGTTTTCCCGTTAACATTCTTAACCTGCTTACTCTTACCTGTAACCCAGAAAGTAGCAGTAATTTTATTTTCAACTGACATAGTTTGTTCCTTTTCTTTCGTTAATTGTGCCAAAAGCTTGTGTAAATACTTGGCACGTCTGTGTATGACTGAACCATTGTATCAAAAGAAAGGTCTTTTGTACTTTCCATTTGACTAGCTTTAACTTTAGTATTTGTTATTGAATCTTGTTGTAGACCAATAATTCTTAATGCTGCAATACCATCTTCACGAAAAGCAAAGATAGGAATTAGACAGACATAACATTTACCTCCATCTAAACTAGATTTTGTTATAGGACTAAAGACAATCCCCTTAATAAGTCCCTCTGATTCAATCCTATATACCTCGTTATCAAGAACTACCTGTCCTCCGTTAAAGTGTCCTTTAGCAGATGTTTTAAGGTAGCCAACAACCATTCCTGTATCAGTAATATATAGTTCATCAGATAGAAGAGTCTGTAGATTAACAGAAGTTAGATGGCTGTATAAATCCCAAACATAAGGGTTATATACTCCTCTATATAGATTCTCTACTAGCTTATAACATCTGTGTCTACCTACTTTTTCCTTAAAGGTCTCTACATTAATACCCCTATGGTTAAAGCTCTCTTTAATAGACCTTTCAAGGATAGAGTATGAGGAATCTAGCATCTTATTTCGCATAAGAGCTTCTACAAAAAGAGGCTTATTACTAAAAGCAGGGTTGTTCAGGAGTGCCTGTGCTACAAAAGTTACATCACTGTAAAGCTTTCTTACATTATGTTTTTGCCTTAGCTCACCATTGGGAGTACCAATAATGAACTCACTAGCTGAACAGTCTGCATTAAGAATTGAAATTAACATAGACTTTTTATAGTGTAGTTATCCCAAAATCTGTAGTCTAAAGAAACAAAAGAAGTATCTTGTAGAAGGGGTTCCCCTGTACTACGACTAAAATTCACATCTACTTGATACAATTTAATCCAAGTATCATAAACCTGTTGAACTGTGTAGATACGATAACAGCTTTTATCACCAATATCAGGTCTATAAGTAGTATCATCCTTTGGGTTGAAGGGTATGTCTTGACGAACCGCAATAACTTTATCTTTAGGCTTAATACTCTCAGACAAAGGTTGCGGTGGGTAATAATTAGTTTTATAACCCACCTTATAAATCTCCTTACGCAATAAATGGTGTATCAGAAACAACTTCTGTAGCTTTAGTAAGTTCTACGGGTTCAGAATTAGCGATAGGTTGCTTAACCTCATTTCGCTTACGACGAGGTTTAGTAACCAAACTACTATTGACTAAACTCTTAAGGAATTTAGGATGCAGAGAAACTGTATTTACTAAAGCTTCAAAGATTTCTGCTGTCGTATGTTCTGCTTCAATAGCAGAAACGAAAGAAGAGAAATCTCTCAACTCCTCTTCTTTATTAAACTTATCTTCTAGGTAATTAATCCGTCCAATAGTGGATAGAACGAACCAGAACTCAGCACAGCTATCATCAGGTGTTTTTCCTTTCGTCACTTGTTGAAGCCATCCTTCAAGTACATCATAGTACTTTTTAGATTTATCTTCAGATTTTTCAGGAGTAGCAATTACAATCTGGTCAATAGTGATGATACCCTCCTTAAGTTGTTGAATTTGTTCAGCAGTTAGTAATTCGGTGAGCTTAGTCATGGTGATTTCTCCTTGTATATTCTAGAGAGTCTATTAGTTCATATAGTCTAGGTCAGTCATGTCATAGGCTTCTGGGTAATCTAAGTCTTCATCAGGGTAATCTCTGTAATCTGGGTCATCGTCCTCGTCTTCCATATCATCGTATAATTCACGGTCTTCCTCTGTGTAAAGGTCACCCTCCTCTTCATCAGAAGGGTCATCAAAAGTTACTCCTAGCTCTCGTAACAACGCAAGGGCTGTAAAAGGAGGTTCTTCCTTAATAGTGCATAAGCAGCTAGCATCGTCATCTAGGTTTACAGGTTCCCATCCAGGCTTATTAATTAGCTGAATCTGACCATCAATATCCTGGTATTCAACGAAAGGAACCCAGCGTCTTGATGTGAAGTACTCTTTAACGATATAGAGTAAGGCAAGTTGAGACATGAGGTTAATCATAAGACTCTGACCTGCTTCTTGCTCTGTACCCCAAGTCATGCCACACCCTAAACCGCCTAAATGGTCACGTCCAGGATAATTCAACATATCTCGATACTTCTCAGAGAAATCAAATGGAGTACTGTATTCAAATGGGTTATTTACTCCATCTTTCTTAATCCAAGACAAAGCTGTACCCTTATCCAAAGAATTCCCCGCTGTAGCCCACATAATGTTCTTATTTACCATAGAGTTCATAAGGTAATTAAGAATATAGGCACGTTCCCATACATGGTCTGTAACAACTAGAGCCAATAAATCAACATCTTCATCATTTGAGCGTTCAAAAACAAGATTAATGTTTTCAGCATTGATAAAGACATTACAGGGAGTCAGAGGGAGTAGATTTGTATTGTTGTAATTCTGATATAGGGCTTGAGTCTTAGCCTTACCAACTTGATAAGGTGCAAATGGGGTACGCTGTAAGTTTTTACCCTCAATTACATCACCGTCATAAAGATAGAAAGTACGAAGTCTGTTCTGAAGGTCAACTGTACCATGAATGAATTGAGAAAAACTAGATAAAAAATTGGCACCGATTCCACCGCAGCCAACTAGATAAATGTCAATGTTGCGTGTCATATTGTATAAGGATATAGGTTCTTAGACGCTGATGTGTGTTTGATTTGCTTCAATCTCAACTAAGTCATCACATTTGATGTAATCCATCTTCGGATAAGTTTCTTGTACCAAAGGAGAATTATTACTAAACTCCTTAATCCACTCAATCTGAAGCTGAGATGAATAATCGATTCCTTTTTCGGATTTTGAATGGTGCTGAATGATGTCTAACCAATAACCACAATGGTCAGCATTCCAGACGCATTTGTCAAATAGAGTATCAATACAAAGACCTACATCATTATTAGTAGCTCTTGCCTCAGTACATAGTTGTCCTGTATCAATCATGTTACCAATTAGGTAGGGGGATAAGTCTAGACATTCTGTAGTAGAAGTAGACCCAACAAAGTAGAAATTCACACGAGAATAATTTAAGCTAGACCCACAGTAGAAACGAAAGACATGGGGTAGTAACTTGGCACGAAAGAATACGGGTTTATCATCGTACTTATAATAATAAGTACAAGGAACTCGTATTGTTGAGTCAGGAATAATTGGAGGAGGTGTAGGACTTCCCCCACTACATAGACCTTTAAGTAGTAACTGACAATCTCGACAATTATCAAAGAAGAACGTACTTTTGTTATTTGACTTTACAATGAATTGATCATCACGCTCATCAAAAACAAAGTAAATATAACTCTCTTTGACAGCGTAAGCTACAGGTTTACGCTTTCCCGTTGGTAGCACAATATTCATAGACGTTTACGAAGTTCCTTAATGATAAGACTAGAGATATCTAGCAATTGAGATCGTGTGTAGTCGGAAGGATTAAATTCAGGTGGAATCTTCGACTGTTTTTCATTTCGCACCCAAACTTCCTCATATTCATCATTAAGAAGGGTAGAAATATTTGAATGTCCACCCGCATAGAATGATTTGTATTTAGGAATTCCTGCTTCAATAAATTCAACAATCTTTGGGGGCAAATCTTCTTTCGTTTTTGGAAAGTACTCTAGAGCTTCATGATGTTGATAAGGTTCAACATAATCCTGTTCTTTCAATCCCGTATAACGAGTCCAAGGGGTAGCTAGAGTGAAATTGTTTTTCCAAGACCATACACCTTTGCTGTGATTAACGGAACCAAAGATTCTACAAAGACGAATACCTTTAGAGGATTTGATTTCATCAATATCATCTTGAGCACTTGGAGTAGGGGACATGTAATGGTGACTATGTTCCTGAGAGGCAATTACATAGCCCGAAGCATACATATCACGTAAGGTAGTCTCTTCCCCCTGTAAAGTTACATAAGGCCAAGTCTCCGTATTACTACCCGATTGAACATTAACTGAATTCGTCACCTTGTGCTTAGGGATAAGATATTGCCAATCTCTATCAGACTCCCTATATAACCCTAAAGCACCAACTTCTAAACGGTCTTCCGCATACAACAGAAAGATTCCAGTAAGACTAAGAAATTGTTCTTTAGGAATAAGGATGTCTAGATTGTATTCAATTTCAGTTAAATCATTATCATTAACAATAGGAAGTTTAGTAACAAAGAAGTTAGGGTCAATTAATTTAGCAGCTTCTACAATTTCGTGAATTGTAGCTCTGTCTAAATAGTTACACCATAAACTATCTCGTACTGTGTAAATCGTACCGTAAGGGTCTTTAACAGCGTTAAGTACACCATCTTCAATCAACATGATATATAGTCCTTAGCTATAAATAAAAGGAACCCCTAATTAAAGAGGTTCCTTCACCAGTTCACAGGGTTAATCTAGGAAGCTTGTTTGTAACAATCTAGGAAGTGTAGTCGTAAGAGAAATGTCACGAAAGAAAATCTAGGAACTTATTTACCCATTATCCTGAGTGCTATCTTGCGTAGTGACAGATACAGGGTAGGGCTTAGATACAACATAGGCTTTAGCTGCTTCACCATAGAGAGATTCACCCTCAGGGAAGACAATCACAAGGTTATGAGAAGCTACGTTCTGACCAGTGTACTCAGTCAGATAGGTAACAAGGTTCAATCCCTCTTGCTCTTCAGTCAGTTGCACATCATATTTGGTAGACAGTGTTACCTGTACGTAGTGCTGAGGCTCCATAGCAGGGATATTCAGTTGCTCAGGAGCTTGCTGACCAGAAATGCGACCGAGAAGGTTAGAAAGAAAAGACATGAGATAATCTCCTTAAGATTTGTAGGTGTTAGCCATTAGTAAACTTATAGATACTCTCATTGAAGTTAAACTTCTTTGAAAGCTCTAGAACTCGATAACGATGACTCCACTGTTGCATACGCCATGCAATGAAGTCTTCATAGAAACCTGTCTCTGGTTTATCCCCCGAAGCCCATACATAGTAGGAGAAAGGTGTTAATTTTCCTCCATGCATAGTCCAAGCTTGATTAAACAAACCAAAGATAGAATTAGCTACCTGTGTTTGTGTATTCTTTTCTAGAGGGCTAGAGATAAAAATACATTCATCAGGAACAGCCATTAACTTCTCAAAGTAAGGAAGCTGAGTTTTTGTAATAACTTCCAGACCTGCTTTAACAAGACACTCAAAATCAAGCTTGTTAAAGTTAAATTCAGAGAATGCTGAAGGACAGAATACCCGCATTACAACACAGCTATTCATGTTTAGCCGTTCTGGATAATGAGCATTCTGTTCCCAAATCTGCCACAACTTGCTTTGCGTCGTCATCTACTCCGCCCCATAAAGAAAGTCATGGATTTCATTAACATTGTAGGGATGAAAATTTACATCATACCCTTTGCTAATGAGCCACGAACGAAAGTGATTGTGCATAAAGTTCTGACTTTGAGAACCTGTCAGATATGCACAGAGCAAAAACAGAGGAGAGTAGAAGGTTGCCTTATTCATACTGTACAGACGGTTTGCATTTCCCATCTTAGTCATGATCAACTGAGCTTCAGGCCAATCACGAGTAATCTCCATGCAACCCAAAAGAGTTAAGTCACCGACTGATTTAGACCACTTAGTACGAAGTGGACCAACCGTAGCGTTATATCGTTCACTCCAATGCCCATTAGTCCAAAGATAGGAGTTTGGATGGATGATGAACCAAGACATATCAGAGGCAGTCTTATACAGATTACCTTCGTGTTCAACCCAGTTAACAAGGTCTTCTTTCGTTAGACTGTTATATCGGCCTCGAACAGCAATCAACTCCTTATGAATCTCTTCATGGTCCATAAAGAATGTAGCAATTTGGTCAGCAATAAATTCTTGACCTTCATTATTAAAAGAAGGAAGCCATTCAGAAATCGGCATGAGATTAGTCATTTGAGGACTCCATTGATTTAAGATTGCGCCAAAAATAGCCTTGAAGAGGTACTTCAAAGCCTTGACTGTGTAAAAACGAAAGAAAAGTAGACCCTAGAAGAATTTTCTCTAGACGAGAACTTCGGGTTTGAACTAAAAGAGAAACAACGGAGGAAGGGCTATATAGACAGATTGTGGAACATTCCTGCCCAAAAGGTTTTATATGTGCTTCAGGAAAGAAGTTCTTAACCTCTACTTTACTAAGGTCAACAGTACCCATATCATGTCGGCTTAATAGATTACGACAAGGTAAAGGTAGACTAGCTGAAGTATTATCCTTAAGTAGGAAGTAACGCCCAATGGTTTTAGGTAAATGTAGATATCCGTAAGGTTCTACAAATACCCACTCCATTTTGTTCTGTGTAAGAGTTTTCTCCTTAATAAATGGTGGACTACCAAACTTATACCATTGTTGGTAGAAGGCATCAAGAAGTAACTTAGCAACCTCTTGGTCCTTAAGTGCTAAGGGTATACAGTCCTTAGGAATTTCACTAAGGTCATATGTACTACTCTTGGTTGTGGAAGAAAGAATTACAGGCATGTGAATTACCTATTAGAATGTAGGGCAAAGGATTACCTGTTATAAACCCAGCTTAGGGATATAACTAAGCTGGAGTTTCATGTTGTTATTTCTTATGCTCAGTAAGACACACAGTACAACGATATTTGTAGTTATCTTTAGTACCACACCGATTTGCTACACGGCGCTTAATCCCGTATGTTAGGTCTTGAAATGCATGATTGCATTTACAAGTAACAATTGCAATACGAGAGGTACTATTCGTGCTATTCGATGAAGAACTGGAATCCTTCTTCGCCATCTTCTTCTTCCTCCGTTAATCTTTCTAATTTTTGAACAGCATCACACCATTCAACAAATGAACTATCAATAGGATGATAATCTACGTCTTTGTTGAAGATTTGATACCTAGTTATCTTAGTAGAGGGAAAGTTAAAACGTTTATCAACATTTACTTTTGCCTTACTACTAATTCCTTGTGAAACTTGGTCTAGGAATCTACAAACCCTATGTGCAGTCCATGTAGTAGGGAAATATATCTTAATTTGAGATTCTTTCCCTATATTAGTAGCTACACAAGGTAAAGGCGCAATGTTCTTGATGACTTGTACTAATTTCTCAAATACGGTGTCATCATAAACATAGACAAAGCCGATTGCACCTTGTGTATTTGAGTCTAAGCTCTTAGCTAGAGAAACTACACACAGGGTTGAATCAAACCAACAGTGCGAGTTCACTCCTTTGGTTACCACTGTACTCCTTTGTCTCGTTTTTTACATGAATACCATATGTACCTTCAAGGGTACGAGCTACCACCGTATGCAGATAGTAGATGTTATGGCAAGGGGAAATCTTTAGGTTCAAAGTCTTACCGTTCTCAAGAGTCTTAATTACTCCATGTTCTACATTAGGAGCAAGAAACTCAGAGCCATTCAAACTAACCCCTAGAACAGGGAAGTCACACGAAAGATAAAAATCCTGTGTGACATCGTGGTGAACTTCTTTCCAAGTCCCATATAACCCTGGATTAGTCCAATCCCTCAAAGGAAGAATCATCTTGTGGGATATAAACTTTAGGGGAAAAGAACCATCGTCCTGTAGTGTATGTCCATTGACTTGCATAATGTTGAGCCTCCGGTTGACTGTCAAATGTAAAACGTGATGCTAGAGGTTTGAGGCCATCGGTAATTCGATAGACAAACCACTTATCAAAGAACTGAGACTTACCTACAACAACTTGACCGGGCTTAAGAACTCCAGGAATAATCAAATCTCCTACACGACTATAGCGATTGTGAGAGGTATTCTTAGCTTGTAGGGGCTTAATTTGTTGAGATGGTGCGTGTTTTTTAGACATGTTTTTGAATGTATTGTAGGTAATGGGTAAAGTTATCTCGACTGAACAAAGAGGAGGCAAAGTTAATTCGTACAGTGTGGTCTTCTTCATTATGGAAAACTTGAGCTTTATTATTCATCCCTAGGTGAGATAAATATTTCTCTAGCTCAATCACCATATCCTTGGTTACAGAATTAAGGACAATGAAATCACTGGCATAAGGGGTGTACCAATTCTTAATGTCTAAGTGGTATGGAATTGGTTTAGTCTTTGTGGTTAGAGAAACAGCTTCAAGAATCTGTTTTCCTACTTCCGCTACAGAAGGATTAACAGAGTTTTCTTTCGTTGTTAGCTCAATACTAAGAGTGTAATTAAACAAGGGGAAGGTGATTTTCATCTTCAGACTCTCCTTTTGAAAGATACTCATTCATCAAGGAAGCACAAAAAGCGTCATGGTCTAACTTATCTCCGTCACGATATAAACCAAACCCTAAGACATTACAAGCATATCCGATTAATGCACAAGTATCCGGGATACTATGGACCTTAAATCCTGTACAGGGTTCTGAATCATAGAGAACAGGAACTCGTTTAGATGAACGCCAATCAACATGGTCAATTACAGGAATAGTGTGATGTACGTTAGGAAGAATTGAGTATTCTCCGTTAGGATGCTTCACCCATAATTGAGGGCTTTTAAGATAATGAGATGCAGGGGATTCCATAGCAGACATAAGGATTAATCTCCGTAAACAGTGATACCAACTTCTAGTAAGCTAACAATTGTCTTAAAATAAGTTTGTATGTGATTCAGTACCTCTACCGGGATAAAGAACTCACCATTACACCAATCGTCTTTGAAAACACCAAGGACTACCCCGTCAATAAGGCAAGCTACAATTTCACCTGTCCAGTTTTCCTGCTCTAAAATCAAGGTCTCATTCAATTTAGCAGTTTGTGCATCTAGCTCTACAATCAATCTGAACTTCTCTTTAAGTCCATCTAAAGTATAAGAACTAATATCAGCACAACTTTCACTGTTAACTAATTGAACTAGCCCGTAGTAGACAGTACTTGTGTCTTCATAAGTTTCCACATAACAATCACAGGTACAGCCATCGATAGGTTCTAGACTGAAGAATTTCTCTGTCATACATCTAATCCTTCTTGCTCTAACCCATCAACAAACTCAAACAAATCTTCTACTGATTCATGAAAAGCTTGTTCCAGATAATCTTTATCTGTACCAACGAAAGTAACTTGATAATTATCTTTTGTGGCTTTCCCTGTAAAAGAACCATCATCATTAGGTTCAATCCACTCAACATGGAATCCTTTATAGTCTTCTAATTCAAACATACGTCTTAGTCCTCATAACCTTGAATACGACGATATAGACTTTGTACTTCCATGTACAAACTAGCTTTTAATTCTAGCGCTGAACGTCCATAGAAATCAACTTGTAGGTCATTTGCTTTAGCTGTACCTTGATATACCTCATTGTGTTTCTGGGTAATAACAGGGGTAAATAAATCAACCATCCCTACATCTTGGCTAATAAGAGTAAAATCTCCTTGTTCTTCTTGTTCCATTCTCTTGATATATGAGTCCACGGTGGAATTAAAAGTCCATTGATTAAGATTATGTGCTTTTACATAGTCTACTGTTGAAAAGAACTGTTGATAAGAAGTAGAAGGAAACCAGATTCGTATTTTTACTTCTGTAGAAAGCCCTCTCTGTGTAAGACTAGGCCATACATAACTCCAGATGAAAGAGTATCCTTCATAAGGCTGAATGTAATCAAACACTGTTATACCTCTTATTTTTGTACTGTTATACCTCTTATGTCTGCGTATACGTATCTACAGCACCATGGAAAGCTTGTTTTAGGTCTTCTACATCTTTACCAACAAAGGCAACTTCTTTAGTTACATCATCTTTATGACTTGCAAGTCCTGCAAAACTGTCATAAATCTCGCTATACTCAACAGAAGAAACCTGAAAATCCTTATAACTAAATGTCAGCACATCTTCTATCATGTCATTGTTGAAACAAAAGCGTAATGCTTTAGCTCCTCGCTTCGTATTGGCATGAACAATATAGGACAGAATTATGTCATGATTAAATTCAATGAAGTCCAGATATTCTTTATCTGGAAATTCCTTAGACATAATAATGTCTGTGACGTTACAAAACACAACTTTGAAGTCAGGACATAGCTTCTTCATAGTTGCTATCATATCTAGGATATAAAGAGCATTGAGGTAATAATTAGCGGATATGGTTTGCTGTTCTTCATTCAACACAACCTCTGCTATGCCTTGAGCTTTAACAGCTTTCATAAAGGCATAGACAAAAGTGGAATCACCCTTAACGTAACACTCAAAATCTTTATTGATGTACAAGAAGTTTGACATTGTGAATCCCCTTTTTGATGAATGAGGTTCTCCTCAATGAAGAACCCCTAATACAAAAAACTAATTTAGTAGTAGACGGACATAGTGTAAATACGCTTTCCTTGAAGTTTTGAGTCTACACATTCGGGAAATTGAGTCTCAAGATAGGTTAAATTACCTTGACCTTCAAAAGAAACAACACCTTGATTAGTTACAACTGCTGTATAATTCCAGTCGTTCGCAGGGTCTTTTGTAAGAGTACAAGTAAAACCTTTATACTCTAGAACAATTGGTTCATTAGTTAGAATGTAATCCTCAATAATGCTAGCAAGGATAACATCTTGCCAAGGAATTTCCTCCACCCCAAGGTCATCTTTCCCCCAATTCTTATATTCATAATCAGGGTATTTATCGAATACTTCCTTAGCTGGAGGAAGAACTGTAGAAGGAATTCGTTTAGTTACTCCATCAATCTGAAATTCAAAATACTGAGTAATAGAGGAGAGAGCTAAAAGAAGGTAGTAATTGCCATAACATCCACTTACATCAAAGCTAAGAGGCTTTCCTGAAGTAAGGGCATCTTCTGATTTCTCATATTGAATAAAGTCAACAACAAAAAGAACCTCCTCAATAAAGTCTTGGTCCCCGTTAATCTTGAAATGTGAAATCTCGTTCTCAGAATTCTTAAACAGAGTAATCAGATTAGTCATGATTTTCTCCTTGTAAGTTAAGTTTCATTTGGGACATTTTGTTCTTATTTAGATAAGAATCTACGCTATCCTCAAACCACTCTTGAAGAGATGTTCCCCACCATTCTTCATAAACAAAGTCAAAAGTCTCGTCACTATAGGGGCATTTAGCTGTAAGAGTATATTCCCCACAAGTAAAGTTATAGCCTTTGACTATAGAAAAACCGCTATATGGCTCAAACTCAAAATAGAGGTCTATAGGGGTTTCTCGTAGACCTGAATCCCAAGCAGTAGGCTCATGGTCATAGTAATCTACAACCTTAATCTTTTCCATCACTATTAACCTCTAAAGTTAGCGCCCTGGGCAGGACTCGAACCTGCGACCGATCGCTTAGCATCCCACATCATATTACTATGACCTCTTTCGAGTTGTAGGCTGGACTATTTCTTCACCATTTCAGGTGAGCCGCGTATAGTCTCTACGGTTCCTGTTGTAAGACAGTTACCTCGGAGTTGCCCTTGTATCTTTTGAAAATAGCAAGGATGTTCTCCGATATGGCGGCTTCCACTATTTGAGTTTCTCTTCCGAGTTGGATTTTTCTTGAAAGTTTTCCTCTACACTTTGCCGAACAAGTAGTAAACCTGCCCCCTTTTTGTAAGAAAGTATCTCTAATTTCTTTACAAAATTCAACACCACATTCAGGGCATTTTAAGTGACAGTATTTCCTACCTATCTCTTTTCCATGTAGCAGTTGATGCTGTTTTGCGGTCATAACTTCCAAGTTTTCAACCCTGTTGTCCTTTCTATCATGATTGATATGATGAACAACCTCATCAGAGTTAAGAAGTCTACCAAGATGATTCTCCATAACTACTCTGTGTTCTAAAATATACCCTAGCTTATTAGCTTTTGGGTGTCCTTTTACCACAGCATAGTTATAGTCACCTTTACTTACAATCTTCTCAACCTTCCAACAAATAGGCTCCATTTGTTCACCTTATAAACTAAGTTAATTATAGCTTACTTAGGTGTTTTTGCAAAGGCGATTGCTCTATCCACTGAGCTACCAGGGCATATACACCTGATTTTCACAGGTGTTGCTGTTAATTATACAGCATTTTAATACAAATTGTTCACTCCTAGCAAGATAGTCCAAACAACCCAGAAGAGAGACCACGAGTAATTCTCACGGTCAAAGTCAATTAAGGCATTAAAGAGAGAACAAGTTATACCCAGATAAGTCCAAAAAGATAAGTCCATCATTAGCGTAATCCAACGAAAATAAGTTGTAGTTGAATAACTATGGCCATAGAACAGAAAAAAATCTGTGCATGAATATTCTTTTTATAGGTACTGTCACAGGCCATAAATACAGCATAAACAAAAGATAGTTGGCGAACTAGTTGTCCAATCGAAGCAAGATCCAACATAAGACAATCCAAATGACAGCAAAAAGAAGAACTAGGGTAACCCTTATGAGCTACCCCAGTTCAATGATTATGCTACAGCAAGAGAGGTCTTACGAGCAAAAGGTTTGATTTGATTCGCATTTACACGATTTTGTCCTTCTTCACCTATGTAGTATATACATAGGGTCGGTCCTGGACTCTAGACCGGGTACAGTATTTCACTTCATTAACAAATCGATACCAGGACACCCCCAAGGTAGGGCAGGAGGGACTCGAACCCACAACCGCGCACTAATCTGGTGCATACAGAAGGTATAAGCTTCTCGCTCTACCAATTGAGCTACTGCCCCTGGTGGAGGTGAGCGGAGTTGAACCGCTGTCTTTGCTAACTCCATTAATACTTTTTAGTACCATATCGTAAATATAAGTATACAAGACTGTGTACTTATACCCAACAACTTTATATTACTTTACTACTGGACAACTTTATATTACTTTACTATTGGGTCAAATAGCAATCTTCTAAGATAATCATATGGTTCAGGTTCCTTTCCATATATTTCTTTCGTTGTTTCATAATACTCCTTAAAATATGTCCAATAGAACAAATCAGTCTCACCCTCAAGTAAGTAATTGTCTAGACATTCTCCATCAGAAAGAAATGTTAACGGAGTATACCCTTCACACTCTTCATCTATATACTCTATACAATTCCCTTCTTCTTTCATCCAGTACATTACGACTTCAGAAAATCTTATACTAGTTATTCCCCCTTCACTTGTAATATACGCTATTTCATCTCCTGGTTTAGGGAATTCATCTTGTAAAGACTTAAAAGTTATAGTTATCATATACAGCTAAGGTTAGGGTTATCATAAGAGGTCTTCTTTAGTAATAACATCATTACTTTTAACAAAGGTTAGACCTAAAGCTTCTAGACCTACTTCTGTTAAGTCTTGCTCATCATCCATGGATAATTCAAAGTAGTAATGTGACATTTTGTATTTAATCCCCTTCCAGTGTTTACATTTCTTACCTTGTTGTGCCTTAGACATAACATCTAGTAGAGTGCATAGTCCTCTACCAAATCGTTCATTCTTAATCTTTACCCAGTGTCTGCAACTTCCGCATTCACGTTTAGGCTTGTTTCTCATTAAGAATACACACTTTACTTGATAAGTTGAGCTAACGCGCTTGTAAGTACCTCATTAACAATTAGTTGACCAAAGTGATTAGGGCTAGTTGCTACATCAGCTAGAGATAGAAACAAAGTAAAGATTCCAAACTGGTTAACTATATTTTCGCAAGTCTCTTTAGTTAACCTTAAGTAACAAAGACCATCATCTTCGTAAATAGGAGTGAAGAGAAGTACCATATCGGGGTAGCAATGACCACTGGGGAGGCTTAAAGATGTCTCAGATAGCTTATTCATAGCTCCTACTAAGAGAGGCTCTACTTTATCTTGTGCATACTTAAGACACCAATCCATGAGCTTACTATTATCAACGTCTTCTGAGGAAAGAAAATTAGGAAGACTTGAGGTTAAAATATCTCTAAGTTGTTGTTCTATTTCATTAATCTCTTTTTGAATCTCACTTTCTGGCATTTCTATTAGTTCATTCATAGTTAGCCGTTTTGTCTCTAAAATCCAGCTAACAAGCTGTTTAGGGTCTAGAAAATCCGAATGTATCCCTATGTTAGTACGAATTAGATTCGCATGAGAAGAATCTAATTTATCTATAACGAAAGAAATATTTAGGTATTCGTCTTGAAGTAGTAAACCATTATCAATTGTATGGTCAGTTTCTACAAGTGCATTGGCTAACAACTTAAGACTAAGGCTAATTGCTTTATACATTGAATTTGCTCCGTATATAGTTGATAGGTTGAGGCACTTTATCCATTAAGTGAAACCAAAAGTTAGGCGTAATGAAAAACCTGTCTCTAGATGCAGTGAAAGGTCCAAATTTCTTATCCGGGTTACTAAGATAAAACAGGTAGTTGGTTTTACACCAGAATCTAATATTAGCCCCAATCAAAGTATATATTTCAATAAATACTTTGTACTTAAGTTCGGTTCCATCCTCTGCATAAGATTTACGGTCTTGAATAGCGACACTAACCCAAGCAAGTCCTAGAAAATAGGTTCTGGTTAAAATTCTTATCCCATATCCGTAATCATCGGTAATAAGCCAATGTTTAGTGTCAAAGTCTTCTGCTATGGGAAGAAAGGCTTCAAAACCATCATACTCATTATGCTCCATATCAGTTATCCTCATTCTGCCATCTAACTAGGTATTCACGAAGGGCATCACAAATTTCTATGTCACCTTCTTCTAAATGATCTTCAACCGCACTTATATTTATGACATAAGGACCATAATAATCTCTTAAGATATACCAAGGCATATCATCTTCATAAATCTCTAGTCTGAAATCAGGGTCTCTAAAATAAGGGCTTACATTCAAAGTAGTTGGATAAAAGTGAGTCCATTCTATTTCTAAACCTACACCAGGGGCTGTTCTTTCACACATCATATCAATATGCTTAAGGATTGTTATTTTCATTTTCTTTCGTAATTAACATAAGGCGGAATCCACGATTTGAACTATGACCATTCCCCTGTTCTTTTATGTACTTAGACCTTGTGTTCCAAGCGCTATTGTTCCATCCTCCGCCTTTACAACAAGAACCTAAAGCTATTGTGTATAACTTGAAAGGAATCTTACGATAACGACCTACATGAATATATACCATTGTTTTTTACCTCAATCAATAGTAAACGAAATCCCGTATATACATTCTTACTAGAACTTGTACATTTCCCATATTCGTTCGATTGACAATGCCAAGTAAATGAGACCCAAGAACCCCCTGTGTATTTAACTAAGTGCATCAGGAATAACCTCAACTAAAGCTAACCTAAGACCAAACTTATAAGACTTATCTTCCATCTTTGTTAACCCTAACTAACATTAATCTGAAACTACCATAATTGTAGGAGTGGTTGTGTCGTGCTAAATAACAATAATTAGACCGACAAAACTTAGCAAAGTAAATCCAGGAACCACCATAGTAATCATTCATCTTTTTGTACCTCAATTAACATTAGCCGTAACCCGTTATCGTTATCGTGGGAATTACTGCGTTGCCACCAATCACGAGACTCAGACTTACAGATTCTAGGGATAAGATACCATGTACCCCCAGCATAGGGGATATATTCTTTAGTCATTAGTTAAACTCCACTAACATTAAACGAAGACCTAGGATGCTGCTGGAATCCCCGCGCAGCCACCTGTAGCGATTCGCAGACAAACAGCCCCCGGCAACGTAGCTCCAAGAACAACCCATCCGTTTATCGTGACAATAAGAATTCATTGGTTTACCTTTACTAACAAAAATTAAGGGAACCCAGAGAGGCCCAGATTCCCTACAAATTTACATCTTCAGACTATCCAGCTTTTCTTGGACAGCTTGCATAGTCAGTTGAGTTTGACGCAGAAGCTCTTCCAGTTCAGCTTGTTCTTGCGCGAGTTTAGCTTGTTCTTCTTTTACTTTGTTAGGAAATACACTGAAGATATCAGGACACATCTCCTGTAGTTCTTCTTCACTACATACAGCTTCCCCAACATTACCATGCGTATCGTACAGACCCCAGGCATTAGGAAGATATGACCGAACCACCGTAGTCTGCCCTACGTGGTTGTTAAAGTTAGCGTCCTTCTCCGTAAGAGTATCCCCTACGTTAAAGGCCGTTGTAGTACCTGCACGACAATAGAGTTCCCACAGATATGATGTGGGGATTACGAACATGTAGTTTTTATTGGGATAATCCTCTTTTAGAGCTTTATTAGCAAATTCTAGCCATTTGATTACATCAAGGAAACTCACCGACTCTACAGGGAGTTCCCAAGGGTCAGCACCCGCCTGTTCTTCTGCAACCGACTTAAAGCAAGCAGGGTCAGGATTCAGACCCGATTCCGGATAACGGTCCACAATAGACTTCCATTGTCGTCGAGTTACTGGTGTATCCCCCATAGAGGCTTTATGCCCCATATACTCAGCACCCTCATGATAATAGAAACGAGAACCGGGAAGAGTCGAAAGAAATGTAAAGGGAATCATTGTTGTGTCCTCTTGAATTAACAAAGTACGAAAACCAATGTAATTATCACTGACAAATAGGCCGCATAAGTAAGAGTCATGGTAGTCGTAGCAATTACCATCCCATGACCCACCAAGGAAGTTAAACTGACCGTCTGTCATTTGTATACCTCGATTAACAGCAAACGAAAACCTATGTAGCGACCATTATGTTCTGAAGGCCACTGAGAGATGCTCATAGAGATACAGAACCAATCTGAGCTATATAAGCCCCCTCCTCTATATGGAGTCATTTGTGAACCTCAAGTAACATAAGACGGAAACCTCCTATATAGTCTGACCCATCACGAAGCCACCTACCTCGATTCATTGCTTTACAATATACTCGATAGGTAAACCAAGAGCCTCCTATGTAGTCAATATAACTAGACTTAGCCATAATTAGTTGCCTCAATCAACATCAAACGGAATCCAAAAGCTTTATCATGATAACTAGGAGCAAGATAGTAAAGGTACTTAGACCTATTTAGTACTGGGCCACTAATGCAGGAACCCCAAGTATATTCAATGATTTTACGCATCAGGTTTCTCAACTAAAGTAAGACGAAAGCCAAAGCGGTTGAACTGGTAATCACTCTGATTCTTGAACCTGATCGCCGAGCGAGTGAAACTAGTGATGTTGTAACAAGAGCCACCCGCGTAATCAACAAATTTAGGCATATCTACTTTACCTCTATTAGCATTAAACGAAAACCAAAGTCAAAATAATCTTTCTTGGTAGGCCACGGAATAAGACTATAGGTATTACCATCCCAGTCTTCTGCATCAACATTCCAAGAACAATATGTAAAGTTTGTATGGTTAGGTCTTGACCTAAAGTCTTTCATTCTGCACTTCGATAAGCATTAAGCGAAATCCACCATCATTGTCGGAAATGTCGCAAAGCCTCCAGTGACAGAACTTAGATTTACAATCCCCAGCAAAGTAGCTCCAAGAACCTGCTGTAAAGTCATAGAATCTAGACACTAGTTTGTCCCCCCCCACTAGCATTAAGCGAAATCCTTTGTTCCTATAAGATAGGTATTTCATACCCCAATATGGTAAGCAGACATACTGTATTGAGAAGAGTTATTCCAAAAACCACCTCTACAACAGTCGTAATTATCCATTAGGGAATGCCTCTACTAACATTAAGCGAAAACCCCCGTTGTCGTAGGAATTGTCGCGTCGCCTCCTGTTGCGATACGCAGACCGACAGAACCACGGATTGATGAGCCAGGAACCCCCCTGTGATACGGAGAGGTTTAATCCCATAACTATTCACTTTATACAAGGATTCAAAGGATTCAAGCATTTTCCGTGACCTTTACTAACATGAGACGAAAACCTCCGTAGTTATAATCATAGGTAGGGGGCCAGAATTCGCAATCATCCAAAGCGTGAAAGTACCAAGCGGTCCCTCTATAGTAAGTCCATGGTTGCATTAGATACCCTCGCAATTAACATTAACCTAAACCCATTCCTAGGGCTATTGTCTGCGTAAACTCCACAGCATAAGGGTTTACAGTTATCTTGACTTCCGGTACTCCAATGTCCCCCTTTACGACATGTTCTTATATGTTTCTTCATAGGCTAACCCACTCATATATTTTCCATCAATAAACACTTTATAAGGACGCTTCATATCTTGACAATCCCAGAAAAACAAATCATGACTGTAATCTGGAATATGAGTTGTGTACTTAGGCCCACCCAAACTATTAGATAGGAAGTATGTACGTTGATACCACTCAGGAACTGTATTGAGCCTCCACGTAGGGAATATCCCGATTTTATCGACTGGTTTAATTGTTCCCTTAGCAGTCTTCTGATTGGTAGCAAATACCTTCAGATTCATGTATGCACGGTATGCAGAGACACAAGATTCCCAAGAATGAGGCTCAAAATACCCTTTACTTTCGTTATACGCTCCATAATTAGCTCTCACCATATCAGGCATAGCTAAAGGTGGTGGAGTTAACTCTGTAGGAGGAGCATAGTAGTCAATAGTCTCTACAAAATCACGAAAGCAACTAATATGAAGAGAGGCTGCATCACCGTTTTTACCTTTCTCTAACCAATTATTATTAAGAAGCTCTAGAAGTTCTAGCAAATAGGTAAAGTTAGATGAACTTTCTCTCACCCATACAGCGCTAGGGTGATTTACATGGGTAGGAGCGCATAATCCTTGTTCTCTGAGCTTAGTATGGAGTTCTTTATCCCAAACATAGATTGCTGTAGATGAGAGTTGACAATATTCAGTTCTCATCTTATTGACATAATTGTCACAATAAGATAAAGCACACAGGGATTTATCTTGGTCAAAGGGGAATATGTTCATTAGTGTTCACAACTATTAGAACTGTTATTTTGTGTCAGAGTTAGATACCAATTTTCGCCTGTTAATGCCCCATTCCAAATAATAAAACAGCCATCAGCTATATTTTCTCTAAGCTCTACCCATTGTCCGTTCTCAATCTTATGAGAATTACTGAAGCAAAACTTAGGATGTGTGTGACCATCTACAAAGAAAATCCCTGTTTTACCATCTCTATACAGTACAACTTGCTGACTAAAAGCGTTATCAGGAGGCAAGTCTGAAATATTAGAAGGACATTCAGTATCAGAAGATACCACAGGAACAAATGAGAAAGTATTACCTACAGCATTAACTGTTACACCGTTAGGTAGTACATAGGATACCGATAAGAAGTAAGAGTAGCTAGTTGAGCCAGAAGGTGCAGGAACAGAGGTACAGCTAACTAATAAAGCTAAAGATAAGGGCCACAGTGATTTCACTTGTTCATAACCTCAATAACACTTTCCCAAGGAATAACCTGGAATAGCTTTGTCTCACCTAAGTAGGTATTCTTAGTTTGGAAAGGATACTTATCACATAACTGATCAACTTCATTCTTACTTAGGAATGGTACACCATCACTTAAGAACCCTTGAACAAATAGCACATGCTTACGAGGTATATAGGCAAAGTACTCATTTTCGTGGTAGGGTTTGTACTCGATCAACAAGGCTCTCTGTGTGCCCTTGTTGTGTTTACGAACAAAATCCTGAAGGCTATCACTATCACTGGTACGGCGAATATACGCTAACCCTTCTTCTACAGCCTGTACAAACTTAGGCATGATTTGTTCTAAGGTAGGGGCAATAAAAACACAGGTACTTCCATCTAACTGAAAAGTACCTGTATACCCGTCACAGGTTGAACTTACTTCAGAGGTGAAGCCTTTATACTTGATGGGGACCATAGCGGACTCCGACTATTATTTCTTATCTACAATTACATCAGCCTTAACTAGATAGTCTTGATGTAGTCCTCGGATGATTACAACTTGGTCAGAGGATTTTTTATTGTCATGGTCACGAGAAGAGATGGGCGGGGTTGGATTGTTATTGTTAGACATAATGAGAGATAATCTTTTGTGTTGTTGATTGAGCCTGAGGAATTAGTGGCTTAAAAGTAAACCATAAGCCCTCTACCGTATTATCACATACAGCTTCATAAGGAAGTGGGTATCCACTAAAGGAGGTCATGCTGTAATAGCTATGGTTTCCTTTCGTTACCTTGTGATGTAAGACCCCTCTGAGAAAAGAAGCCTGTTCATCATAGTTTAGACCCGGAATTAGGTCTTGATACCCTTTAGCTGTTCGTAGCCTTAGATTAAATGTCTTCAATCGAATCACCTGCTAAACCTTGAATTACATCTTGGTCCAAGTACATCACTGTGCCATTCGTCTTCATAGCTAAGTAGGCTACATGGAGATAAGAAATACGAAGGAAAGCATATAGGTATGAGCAGTAATCAATTCTACTCATAATCAGGGGCATCATCACAAGAGATACAGGCGTATTTAGCATCATCCTCTTGTTCAGCTTTTAATTGCTCTAAAGGGTCATTGAATGTTGCATCATACCCGTATAGCTCTAACAACGAAAGAATACAGGGTAACCCTTCGTATCGACTAGTGTGATAAACGTTGTCATTTCCTCCTTGATAGTCGTCTAAGAACAGGTTAATTACTTTTAACTCTGGACTAAACTGAACTATGACAACTAACCCAATTGTCCCTAATGGTAAATCTTGAATTACCACATCGTACTTAGTCACACAAGATTGGTCTTGCGTATGCCGAATTAATCCAACTTTTTGCATCTTATTTGCCCAGTAGAGATTGACATTGTTCAACAGTCAGATTAGCTCTTGAGCAATAGTTAAGAACCATCCAACGGTCTACAGAGGGAAGAGCAATTAAACCCAAAACAAACAAGAGAAAACCAAGAATAACCGCTACTTCAGCTACATTATTAGACACAGAATATACCTTAAGAAACAACGAAAGAGAAACTCTAGGAATCCTATCACCTAATCATCTATTTAGGTCTTAATCATCTAGACCCAACAACTTCTTAGCCATGTCGTATTGTTGTTGAACGAACAGTAATCCAGAAAGTTGCTGTTGTACAACTTCTTGTAACTGCTGAATAAAGTCTGGAGTTGCTTCTGTGCTAAGTAAGTTTAATTGACGGTAGACCACAAGACACACTTCACTAAAGCTCTCAAAATTACTAAGAACAATAGCCTCATAGAAGGGATCTTTGTTAATAACAAGGGTAGCTTCTCCCTTGTCATCAACTTTATATCCCAGACTAATATTCTTTAGTGGAGTGAATTCACTTGTGTTAGTTCTAACCCCCTTAATAGGGTAATGGAGTTTAATTAAATCAAAAGTGGCATTACCCAGGTTTTCTTCAGCCATCTGTTTGTCCTCTTGATCGTTAGTGTACATTCTTAAGCCCTACATAAAGGAATAAGAGAATAGGGACTAATAAAGCCATCACTGTGGTATAGACATGTAGAAGAATCATAACAAATCTCTTTCGTTCCTTTCAGTTGTATTGGGATGACAGAGCATACATCTTGAACTTATCGTATCCTTCGGGAATGGGATGAAGATGGTAAGTGGGATTGTCTTGGAGATGTCTATGAAGGTAACTTAATTCAAAGATATCTAGAGCTTTGAACCAGGTTCTTAACTTAGGATCATACAGGGCACCATATTCGGTATATAGGACACCATAGTAACCTTCAGGAAGTTGGATATACACAGGATGAAACAACTGAGTCAGAATATTCTCTATGTAGGCTAGGTCATCTCTTGCACTAGATAATATGTCATTCTCTTCGTAGGCATACATGTCATGTACCCATAGAATGTCAAGCTTAGACAAATAGATATTCAATTTCCAATAAGGAAACTCACTTCGAGATACCCAAGCTTGATGTGTAGGAGTAGACTTGAGAATTAGCGTGTCTGTATTGGGAAGAAGAATTAGGTACATAAGCATGATGATAGACAACGAAAGGAGAAACATCAGAGGATACTAATTCTGATTCTGATTTAGTTCATCCAGAATACTTTGAAGCTTTTTGCGCTTATCATGTACCTTAAAGAGGTCATCAAGGCATTCTAGGAGAGCGATTACGGTGTTCTTCAGAATCTCAATTAGTTCTTCTTCTGAGTAATTAAGAAGATTAACTTTCTTAATTGCAAACTCTAGAAGTTGAGGTTCAATAAGGATGGAACAAGTTGCATTTCGAGAAGTTGCTTGGATATAAGGAGTCCCTTCATTAGTAATTTGAGAAGTGACTGTGAGAATCTCATCTTCTGATTCTCCTAGAAACACACCATAGCTACCGGAAGAGTGAAAGTGAGTAAAACACTTAGCCCAATCCGCCTTAGGAATTAGGTTAATAAGTTTGATTCGTTCTTGCAGAATTTGATACTTAGTTTGAAGTTCTTCCATTGTTTTTACCTAAAATTGAGTAAGAAGGAGAAACACAAGGAACAAGCTACTTAGACTTCTTAGATGCTTTAGAAATAGATGCCCCTAAAGCCAAGTAATAACCTAAGTCATACCATCCACCGTTATTGTTAGCATTGTAGATACTAACATTAGGGTTAAACCAAGAAAGGATAAGGTTGATGACACAGAGAAACCCATCCAAGAAACCGTTAAAGAATCCGGCAACTTTACCGTTAACCGGAACCCCTTGCATAGCATTAGCAGGAGGATGCCACCCTGTAGCCTGAACAACCCAAGCTACCAGTCCAACAAAAGTAACTAGAAATCCTACAACCACAATAGTTGCAACAAAAACGTTAACACTTTTACTCTTCATACGGTTTTTCTTTTTCATGTGAGAGGTCAATGGTTTTTTCATAGAAACACACGAAAGAAACTGACCAGTTCTTCATAGGAAGAAACCACACACAAAGGAGTGTCTTCAGTTTCATCCTGAATCTTAATAAAAGCGGGGTATACAACACTGAATGTATACCCCTTCATTGAGAAAGTCTCATAGTCACCTGCTAGGACAGATGCCCATAGTTGTTTGACAAATAAGGAAATAGGGGGCATAACACTATCCTTTGTAGTCAAAGAACTTCCCAAAATGTTCTTCTGTCTGAACTCGTGCTCGTACAGCCTTACAGAAGATATCAACTACAGTACGGGTTGGTAGACTTTGGATGTAC